CTCTAGAAAACCAGCTAATTATGGAATTGGCAGCCTATGATTATATGGTTGTACAGATTTCATTGATGGTTGGTGCCACTGCAGAATCCGTTAAAGAGAGTAACTCATCCTCTACATCTGAATCCGAATCTTCAGAGTCAAGCCGAGGTTCAGGTGAGGTTAAGCGAATACAAACAGGTCCAACTGAGGTAGAATTCTTCAACGATACTGACTCTGAATCTAAAACCTCATCTAATGTCATAAAAGCAATGCAACCAGGTGGAGTTATTGATATACTCAAACAAAATCTGTGTATGCTTGCTGAAAGACTTTCCATCTATCTACCTATTTGCCGAACGGTGAAGAAAGTAGTAGTTCCCAAAGTAGTCAACCCCCGGAGGCCAGGACCATTAGATGGCCCAGACCCAGGCTTCCCAGTAAAGAAGTAATGGGATATGGTACGACGGAAAAGGATTACAAAAGGAGTATGGGACAGATACAAGGCCATTATAAATGACTTTGTTGAAGTGGATGCTGGGAAACAACCTCTAATCTGGTTAAAGAGATTTGACCAGATTCTGTCATACGGTGAAGATACGGGCAATAACTACGAACCGTACTTTCTGGACGGCTTAATTCAGTACAACTTTATAAGAACATGGCCTTCATTAAAAGAGACTGTCTCAGGCGAACTAGATGGAATCAATATTGTACTGTATGTAACTAAAAGGTCATTAGAAGAGAATGGGCATTTAACTCCCGAGGGTTATTGGAACTTTGACTGGGCACAGGACAAGTTCGTAATCAATGGCAAGGTCTATTCTCCCACTGGTGATACTCAGGTTGCTCAGGCACATGATGAGGCTTTACTATTCTTTGTGGTACTGAAGAGAGAAACCCCGGAAGAGACGAAAAAGATACTCGCCTATATGGAGAATATAAATAAGTACGTAGAGTTGACCAAATACATCCTTGAACTGAGCGAAATGAATCACTACGAGGATGAAACCACTGTAAAGACTAACACGACTTTCAAAGTAAGACCCAAATAAAAAAAAAAAAAAAAAAAAAAATGGCCGAAGTAAAACAGAATGGTGTAGTAGTCAACCCGTCATCAGGTTCGGGTGATACCACTCTTCAGATCAAGGCTGAAGTTGCCAATCGTGGTAACCGTGTAGCCCAGACTGCTACCTTTGAAGTAGAGGCAGTTGGTGTAGCAGAAAAGAAACAGTTTGTGGCAAATCACGTGCCTGCAGCTGAGTTTATCCAGTTCGACAATGCAAGGCCAGCAGTGGACAAAGGTGGAGGTGCAATAACTCTTACCGGTAAGTCGAACACTTCGAGGATAACCTTCAGCAAAGGTACCGGTGATATCATTGCTGCGGATATATCTGCAATCCAGTTCCAGGTAAACGGTTCGGATGCCACCTCTGGTACAGCCATCAAGGGTGACCCCGGTGCAAAGGCAAAGTATACCTTTAGTCTGACCCTGAACGCATCTGCCAATGATACCATCGAAGCTCGTACGCAACAGATTATTGCTATAGCAAACGGTGGTCAGAAGGCAACGGCTACTCTTAACCAGACTGCAGGCGATCCGTTCATCGAAGTTACACCGACCTTAATCGATGTACCTCAGGATGGTTCGGCAGTACAGGTTACGGTGGACACCAACACGACCTTTACGGTTACTCCCAAGTCATAGGACCGAGGGATTTTGGTATAGAGGGGTGGGATATCCCCTCTATACCTCTAAATTTTAATATTCAATGTATGGCAAAAGCTACTATACCTTGGGATGACGGTTCCGGCGATAATTTCTATATTGATTATACCGGAATAGAAGGAAGTTCTGAATCTCAAATAACTTCTGATGATAATCTATCAGGGGTAGAAAGGAGGAAGACTTTAGTATTTAGAACTACCAAAGCTCCTGCAACAGCTCAACAAGCAGAAGCTTATTTGACTGTAGTTCAGAGAAGTGATAATCTGATAGTTGCCATGTTCAATGGTATAGTATCTATTTATGACGGTAAGAAAGCTGGTTATAAACAGGATGAGGTTGCATACCTTCGTAGTAGAGTTAAACAGTTAGAAGAAAATCAAAATAAATAATTCAAGTTATGGCAGAATTTCATGAGATTGGTAGTTCTCAGTTTACTGAAACTACCTCCCCCACTGGGGAAGAGATGATTCAGATATCTGCAACTCAGAAGGTAAAACTCAAAACCATTATCACTGCCCTGATAAAATCGGGATTAGGTACTACCAGTACTACAGCTTATGGGGGTAATGAGGGCTTGATAAATAGGACTATCTTAAAGTCATTTGGATTAACCACTGTATCAGGTGTAAATACTAAATTGACTCGTACTGCTACCCAGAATAAGCTGGCTTTCAAATCTAGATCCCGAAAAGATAAGACTAATGCCTTTGGAGATGAAGCAGAAAATCTGAACGTTTTCTTTGAAGTAGCAACTCGGGCATTGGCAGGTCTGATGTCTGCTGCTGATAAAGTTAAATTGGACGGATCTATCTTAGGTTCAGCCTTAGTAGTAGCGGCTACGGCTCTGGCTGCTGGAACAGCTCCCACAGTAAAATGGGATAACTCAAGTAATACTCTTACTTTTGGTATACCGAAAGGAGACAAAGGGGATAAGGGTGATAAGGGTGATAAGGGTGATAAGGGTGATGCTGGATCTAGCTCGTCTACAGATATGAAGATGACGGGTTGGACTAACATCACTAAATACGGGGATGTACAGGATCCATATATCCAGGCCAGTGATACTTTGCTGGATGCTATTCGGAAACTTTCATGGATGACTGGTAATAACACTGTTAAAGTTTTCGGAGGAGTTTCAGGGGTTGGTATGATGTGGTGGGATGGAGATACAGTACAAAATATCTTCAATGCCTTTTACCTGGAGATAGAAACCCTCACATGGTATATTCTATTCGAGGGTCAGTTCTCCAGTATGGGAGAAAATGCCACTAACGAAGACATCATAAATTATATAGTATCGAACGGTACTTCTATTTACTTAGCTGATAATTATCAGGAACCTGTTGAGTATAGTACGAACTCTTCATCCGCTTTGACTATAGGAGGAGGTTCAAGTGTTTGGTATACGGGAACTCGAAATCCTACCGTTACAGTTAACGGGAGGGGGTTTAGCGAGAAAAAACCAACGGCATTTTTTGGGTGTCCCTACAACCTAACTCCTACATTTACACCGTCTTCAAATACAACCTTGCATTTACATCAAAACTATGCAGATGTAAAACCTACTTCGGGTTATAAGGCATATACCCTATATTGCCAGAAAGTATCTGGTACATACCAGATACTTATAAATGTAGCCCCATATAACTAAACTGTATAACCTATGAAAATTTCAAAACTCGGTTGGCTTTATATTGCTTTAGCCATCGCATCCTTCATCATTTTCTCTTGTATTTGGAGATGGTTAGATAATTGGTTCTTAGCTGTGCTGCTTATAGTATACCCCTTGGTATATTTTGTAGCTGGATATTTTGCTCACTATCTCAAGGTTAAATCTGTAGCCAAGAAAGAATAGGAATGTCTAGTACATTAGAAGAACATGCTCATAAAACTTGGTTTGGCAAGTTATTACACACTATAGTACATATCCTCCTATGGATTTGGCAATTGCCTCAGAATCTGGTGGGATTAACCTATAGGTTAATTACAAGGGGTGAAAAGAGGATACTCAAACAAAGGTCGACTGCTTTCTATATAGCTCCTACTATGAGTGGCGGAGTTAGCTTGGGTAATTATATCTTTCTCTCCAAGAGTTCAGGATTAAGAGAGCCAGTATATGATCATGAGTTTGGTCATTGCATACAATCCAGGATATTAGGTCCTTTATACTTACCCACAGTTGGGATCTGTAGTGGGTTACACTGTATGTTTCACAACCGTAAAAATAACTACTATGATTTCTGGACTGAGCGATGGGCAAATAGATTAGGAGGGATAGAGGGTTACTCTGGTGAATATCACTACCACAAGGATGGTGTTATACGAACCATTTACTCTAAGTTGGAGGCTTTCTATAACAAATATTTTTAGAGTATGGCAAGGAAGGTCAATATCACACTCCCTAAACTATCTGACCTTGTACTTCAAGTAAAACTCAACGGTGAATGGCAAAAGGTAGAAGCCTTAGTCAGTAACCTTGGGCCAAGTATGCAAAGGGGGTATGATAAAGCCGTGGATAAATTTTCCAGAAACCTCCTTGCAATCGTAAAGAAGTCATTAACTTTGGGTATACCTCCCGTGGGTGGAGGAATAACATGGCAACCCTTATCCCCAGCTACTATCGAAAGGTGGGGACAACATCCTATTTATAACCTGACTGGTCTCTATTCGAGATCAGTTGGGTTATATCAGTATAAATCGAGAGTTCTAATCGGATTACCCATTGGAACTAGACGCTCTTCTCAAAAGGAATTAACCCTGAACCAATTAGCTAAAATATTAGAATTTGGTTCTAATGACGGTAGAATTCCTTCTCGTCCAGTATGGGCACCTTCTCTCAAGGCTGTTGGAGGTAGGGGTAAATTAAGAGACCTTATCCTAACTGAAATACGCAGGGAACTTCAAAAATATGGTGTAAGACCCAATCAAGTAAAATGGTAAATTCTCAGGAAATTATAGAGAGGTCCATATATGTAGCCCTATTGAATATGGCCATTGAACTGGGCTATACCATAAACCCAGAAGATTACCTCCCTACAAGTGAAGCAAATGCTGAAAGATTCAAGGAAGATTTAAAGAATATCACCCAAGATAAGGGATTCTATATAGGTATCTTTGGAGTGGGTAATAACCATTCTAAAGGTATAAAAGAAACTCCCCGTATGGTAGTCGATTCAGAAGGATTCTATCCGGGAGATGTTGGATTACCAAGGCAAATAATCGAGAAAGAAGAGGGCATAGGTTATACCGCAACCGAGGTACCCTATGAAACCTTACATCAATATATCAATATAAGATTATGTGCCCACTCTGCAGAACACATGAGATTGTTACATCAAATCATGTTCTGGTCAGTTCCTCAGAGGGGTTACTTAAAGCCATATACTGAAGACAAGTTTTTATTCGCAGGAAATATATTCCTCAGGATAGTTAACTTTTATAATATGCCCGATTTGGATAACGGGTTGATGGAAAAGGTATACCAATTTGAAGTACAGGATTGCCTCCTAGAAAGTAATACTCCTCCAGGGGTAATTACTCCCATAAGGGATATTTCTGTGCTTCTAGAAAATGCCAATTATACTCTACAAGTACCTTAAGATAAAATTCACACATGGATAAGAAAGAGATTGAAAATCTGATAACCCAGGTTATCAGACAAAACGACATGAGGAATAGGCAGGGAAAAAATCTTCAGGATGTCTTAATGGGTATATTACAATATATATCCGATTCTGAGGGTGGGGAAGGAAGTGATATTAATCTTATACCCGGAGGTGGTATAGAGATAACCCCTACTCAAAAAGGTATTCAGATATCCATAGATAAGACTGCCCTGGAATCCATTCAATATGCTGACACCGAAGTAAGGAGATTAGAGAAGGATAAAGATCATTTTTTCCAGGAGTTAACCACTCTCATAGATGGAGATGGAGGTTCAGTTGAATAATAACCTTAAATAATTAAAATATGCCACAAACTCCAAGAGTAAGGTTCAGCTTCAAGAACCTGAATGTACAGTCTAGTGTACCTTTGTTGGGTGTAGTCAATGTAGTAGCTATGACTACTAAAGGCCCATTCGAGGACCCGAAGGATCTGATTGCAACTCCTTCTCAGTTTACTCGGATTTTCGGTTCGGAAATAGTTCCTGATGGATCTGTATCCAATATCATGAAGGCTCTTGAGATGGGAGCTAAGGTCCGAGTATCTCGAGTAATGGCTGATGGTGCTACTTACGGTTGGGCTAAGCCTATGGCTGTAACTGGTGGTGCTGCAGCACTTGCTGGTCCTTCTACGGCTGTTCCCAATGGATCTGCCGTTGTATCTATAGTATTGACCGATCCCAGCGGAGCAGAGAATAGTTTAACCCTTAATTTTGCTATCCGTACTCGAGAAGCTGGTTCTCCTGTATTAGATAATACTGGGTATGGGTTAAATCGTTCTTTCTATCTTGAACTGAATTATACCGAAGAGCCCACTGTGAAGGCTAGCATAATTCAGTATGGAGCTCGGGATGAATCCACTAAGAAGCCTCTCTATGATAGCATCTTAGCTACAACCCCATTCTTCTCGGCTAACAACGGATCTAATCCTTCTATCAATGTAGCTACTTTCCAGAATTTCATAGATAATGCTCCTAATATCACTTTCGAAGTAATTCCAGGAAAAGAAGGTGATGGCCAGGGCACTATGGAGGATTATGCTCTCGGCATAGTCACTATGGAGGATGCTATATCGGCACTCAATCAGTTCTCGAATTGGAATTCTACTGTAATGATCGGTAAGACCACTTCTGGTAACACGGATCCTGAAGAGGTATCCGATACTAATCGTTACATGGAATGCAACGAAGGTTCTATGGGTAATATTGGCGGTATCACTAAGGATAACTGGATGTCCGCTTATAATGCTCTCAAGTCTTATACTGATGCCTATTCGGTTATCCTCTCTCATGTCCACCAACATCTGGACAATTCCTATACCCAGTTGTATCAGGAAGTAGCTAAGGATGTACATACTACCTTTGAACAGATGCTTTATGTGGAGGTACCAAAGTATCAGAGTGGAGGCAGTCGAATACCTGCAACTGTAGAAGAGACCCTTACAGCACTTAAGACTATGGTAGAAACCATAGGCCCAATGAAAGAAGTTGCATATTTCGGCGGTGGTATCAAGTACTACAACGAAATGGGTTCTCTCCAGAAATGTGATGTGCTGGGTTCTGTAGCTGGTTTGGATGCAACCTGTGCTTCTACTTATGGCCCATGGTATTCCTTCTCGGGTATGAACCGTGGAGTGATTGCTTCGGCACTCGGTCCAGTAATGAAGAACTTAGGTGGCCCCGGTGATGTAGATACTCTCAATGAGTTTGCCCAGTGGTATATGAACTTGTTCGTAATCAAGAACACTCGTACCCAAGGCCAGCGTACTATGCTTTGGCATGGTTTCACTTCGAACCCTATAGATGACTCCGAGAAGTTTATTTCTATAGTTCGTCTCAACCTGTATCTGAAGAAAAATCTTCGGCCTATTCTGGAAAGCTACATCGAAGAGCCTAATACCTTTGCTACCTGGAAACTCATTTATTATGAAGCTAAGGAAATTCTGGATGATCTGCAGACCCGAAATGCCATCACTTCGTATGAATGGATAGGAGATCAGGATGCCCAGAGTTATGATGAGCTCCAGATAAATAATGAGGCTGACGTTCGTCAGGGTAAATACCGGGCTCAGCTGAAGTACAAAGAGGTTGTCCCAATGCAGGATATCGATATGGAGGTAGTCATCGACATTGCGGTTAACAAGAGCACCGGTGAAGTATCCATCTCTGCCTCGAATAACTAAAACAAATAAATTCAATAAATACTATGGCAGGAGCTAAAGTAAAAAACCCAAGGAAGAAGTTCTTATGGCAAATTATATTTGTCAAGCATCCCATTAACCCCTTCCTTTTTCAGCAGGTATCCATACCTGAGATAAGTATAGAACAGGTTTCTCACGGGGATGTGAACTATGATGTAAAGACAGGTGGCCGGGTATCAGTGGGTAACTTAACTGCATCCAAGCTCGAAACTACTTCGGGTTCAGATACTTGGTTATGGGATTGGCTGATGTCAGTACAGGATATGCTGCTTGGAGGAGGTTTAACCCCGAGTCAGTATAAGGAAACCGTACTTATCAATGAGTTAGCCGAGGATGGAGTATCTATCCTTAATTCCTGGACTTGCACGGGGGTATGGCCTTGCAAGGTAAATGGACAGGACTTAGACCGAATGAGTTCAGACAACACTCTGGAGGATTTAGAGTTCTCAGTAGATACTTGCGAGAAGCTGTAATAATGAGTCACCAGGGGAGAGTTCAATGATGGGCTCTCCCTTTTTCATTATTATATACTATATTCAGAAGAATACACTTAACAACTCAACAACATGGAAAATCAAACACTTTATGGTAAGGAATTTACCTTTAAATTGCCCAGCGGTTACGAGGTAACCATAAGGGAACAGAACGGGGAGGATGATGATATCCTTTCTAATCCCGTAGATGCTAAAACCTTCATGAACCTCTCTAAGTTCATTTCAGGTATTGTAATTGATACTGATATGACAGCAAATCGATTGCTGACTCCCGAGGATGTGCAGAAAATGCCTTCTCTTGACAGGTATGCCATCATGATAAATTCTCGGATATTTTCACTGGGAGAAACTTTAGAGTTCAAGTATTCTTGGGATGGTCCTGCAGATGGTCAGGTTCGTGAAGTGGAGTACGAGGTTAATCTTCGGGAAGAGTTCCTCTTTGATTATGGTACAATCCCCTCTATGGAAGAGATGGAAGCAAAGCCCAATGCTATCCCATTCTACCCCGTTTCAAAACAAAGTTCTGAAATACATTTCACTACCAAGAGTGGAAAAGAAATGTGTTTTGATCTTCTCAATGCTAAAGGGGAAGCTTATGTATTGAACCTTCCCGCAAGTGAACGCACTAAAAATCAGGAATTAGTTGCTCGTAACCTCAAATTGAAGGTTGGTGATAAATACGAGTTAGTGAAAAATTTCCGGATGTTCAATCCCATAGATATGATGGATATCCGATCCACTATTAAGGGATTTGACCCTCTCTTCCATGGTACTACTCAAATCGAAGACCCCGAAACGGGACAGAAGATTATGGTACCTGTGATGGCGGTAGATAATTTTTTCTACCCACGGGAGAACTAGAAGATGTATATCTATACATTGTTAAAGCTAATATTAGTATTGACTTTAACACTCTAGCAAAGCTCCCCTGGCGGCGAAGGAAGAAATTTATAGAAGCCGCTGAAGCATATTACGATGCACTTGAGAAAGAGCTGCCCAAAGGAAAGTAGGGCAGCTCTCTTTTGTTCGATAAATCTGAAACTATATGGCTTTTACAAGTGGTAGTCCTTCTGCGGGACAACTCGAGATAGGTGTAGCTCTTGTCCTTCAAGATAGGTTCTCAAACCAAGCAAGGGAAGCTAGCTCAGTTATCCGGGGTTTACATAGGGATGCCAAGAATGCAGTACAGGCGAACTTAACTGCAGTTCAGTCGTACGCTAACATGGCAAGTGGGGTGGCCAACTCGATAGTATCGACATTAACCACTACCATTCAAACTGGAGCTGACTTCATCGATATGATGACTTCAGTAGGAGCTATCTCTGGAGCTACCGAAAATCAGATGTCTGGGTTATCTGAAACTGCTCAGACATTAGGTTTAAGGACCATGTTCATGTCGAGGGATATAGCTTCAGGTATGAAATATTTGGCAATGGCCGGTAATGATGCAAATCAGATTCAGCAAATGATATCTGGTGCTGCTATGATGGCCAATGCCACAGGCATGGAATTGGGAGGTAAAGGTGGTACTGCTGACTTACTGACCAATATTATGAGGACCTTCAAACTTGAGGGTCAACAGGCTGTAAATATTGTTGGTGACCAGCTTACTAAAGCTACCATGTCATCCAACGTATCAATGACCGACTTAGCTGAGTCTATCAAATACTCAGCTGCATCCATGGTAACTCTGAAACAACAGTTACCACAAGTAGCTGCTATGATTGGTACTCTGGGTAATGCAGGTATTCAGGGTTCTATGGCAGGTACTTCTATCCGAAACATGGCTGACTACCTGATTCAGTCATTGACCAATCCTAATTTCAAGGGAGCTAAGGCCTTAGCTAAGTTAGGACTGGGAAAACAGGATTTTGTAGATGCTAACGGAGACCTTCAGGATTTTGCAGTAATTCTGGAGAAGATTGGTGAAGCTACTCAAGGTTTATCAACTATAGACCAGAATGCCGTATTCAAGAGTATCTTCGGTGTACGTGGTATGCGTGCTGCAGTTGCAATCATGCGTGATACTGAAGGTTACTTTGACCTGTTAAATAAGATACAAAACAATTCTGCGGGATTTGCTGAAGAGGTAGTAGGAAAGCGAATGGAAACTCTTGCCGGTAAGATTGATATAGTTCAGTCTGCTGCTGAGAACCTTATGACTACTTTCAGTGAAGCCCTCGGTAAGAATCCTATTATAATGGGATTCCTCGATATGGTTGGTTGGGCAATATCCCAGCTTCGTGACCTAATGGCAACTCCATTTGGTCCGTGGATAGCTGGATTTGCTGCTATAGCTGCAGTTGGTTTAAAGGTAGGTTCTATTTGGATGGGACTGAGAGCACGATGGTTATTACTGAATGGTGACTCTCAAGTATCATTCAAAACCATGATAAGATTAATGATGGGCGGCTGGTCTCAAGCCACTATGTCTGCTCAGGGTTACTTAAACATGGAAAGAGCCATCATAGCTCAAAGGAAGGCTGGTATCGGAGCAAGTGCGGCTACCGTTGCAGGTATGGCTAGATTACCAGGTTATTTCTATAATGGTAATATTCCAGCAAAAATGGGAGCCAATGGTAGATACTATGCTCAAACTGGTAGGGGAGCTTCTGGATGGACTCCTGTGCCGGCTGCAATGGTGACTGCTACTGATCCAGGTAAGATGACCCGAAACTTAATGAATACTACTGCAGCAGGTGCAGCTGCCAATGCCGCATCTCGAGGGGCTTTAGCTTCTGTGGGTAGAGGTATATTGGGATTTGGTTCTAAATTACTGGGATTCTTTGGAGGTCCACTTGGGTTAGCCATTACTGGTATATCCATAGTGGGGCCCATGATATATAATGCTCTCAAGAGTAATAAATCATCTCAAGATGAAAATACAAGGGCAACTAATGACTTAGCTTCTGCTATCAAAGCCAGTCGGGAAGGTTATAAACAAAGAGATAATCTTCAGATGATGACAGTTCAGGAGCTGAGATGGTTAGTACAAACTCTTGGCTTATACACTGATAAAATCAGTAAATTAGAAAGTAAGCCCGTACATGTGGTCATTAATAATGATGGTAAGAAAGCTTTTGAGGAATATATCGGAGATCGAGATGCAGAGATGAATGTGGCTGCGGGAGTAAATTAACGTTTAGATTATGGCATCACTTATAGGAAAACCTGTGGGAAAAGTAGCTCAAGAAGTAGCTGACCTTGAGCAGGGGAGGGTATTCCAATCTCCTCTCAATAAAGCTTGGAGGGCTCTTATACTTTTAAATCGGACTACTTCTCCGATGGCTAAATCTGGGGTAAGAGAAACTAATACTGAGGCTAAAAAAGCTGATGCCATTAATTCTCACTATGCCCGAGAGAAGTCTTTTTCAGTGGCCCAATCCCAAGATCCTTGGAGTAATAACAAAGTAGTTGCTAGAACTTCTGGAGTATCCGCTGAGGAATTGGTTAAGTCAAAAGCTATAGATTATACTATGGCTAACCAATTAGTATCTGATATCATAAAGAATGATATTGTGATAGCTAACTTAAATGGTACCCCTCCAGTCAGTTTGGTGATTCAGAATCGTCCTAATAGTATAAGGGTAGAACCCACTGCTACTTGGGCCGCTGTTAAATCCATGGGTCGTAATAATCCTTTCTATTTTTATACGGGAGGAGAGGATACAATAACCTTCGATATCTCCTGGTATTCAGTAGATACTGAACATCGAGATGATGTGGTGAATAAGTGTAGATTACTTGAATCATGGACTCGAGCCGATGGTTATTCTGCATCCCCTCCGACTTTAAGGATACAGTGGGGTAACTCGGGTCTATTTGAGGACGATCTCTTCATATTAGCCTCAGCTCAATATGAACTCACTCACTTCCAGAATGCGGCTCGCATGAGGAGGAGATACGATAATGATCCGGATACGGGTCAGAGGATCACTAGTACTGTTAGTCAACCCTTTGACCTTAAATTACTTCCCAACTATGCTACTCAAACTCTTACCTTCAAGAGAGTGACTAAAAACAACAGAACTTGGGAAGAGATTATACCCAACGAAAAACTCATAAGAACTCCGGGTATAATTATGGATGATACGGATAGGGACTTCATTCAGGATATGGACGAAGTGTATAGTCAAGGATTAAATGATCTAAGCTTATGATAGCTATTCCAGGAACAAGTCCTTATGAGGACAGCTATGTAATAAAGTTCCCCGATGGAGATGTGTCTTTGGAAAGGAATATACCCGCAATACCTTCGGATCACTTAATTCATTCAGTGCTCGAGGGGGAGACCATCCAAAGCATTGCTTTCAGGTACTATGGTGATTCTGGAATGTGGGGAGTAATTGCCGATGCTAATGATATCCTTAACCCCTTCGAGGATGTTCACGCGGATATGGAGTTAATTATACCGAACTATGGAGGACAGTAAACCTATTCTCTTAAATGGTAATGGTACTCCATACCTTGCCATATTTGATGGGACAGGCTCTCCTATTATGGACGAGTTCAATGATATCCCCATTGGTATGGAAGTTGAGAACTTCAATTACAAGTACACTGAAGGTAAAGGAGACAAAGGTAGGTTCACTATAGTAACTGACTTTGTGGGAATAGTTGACCATCCTTCTCTGCAGTTCAAAATGCCTTTGAAAATACAGTGGGGATGGATATTCAGTGATCGATCTTTCAAGTCTGGTCCTGTGAGACTAGTCAATGTGAAGAGTCATCAGATAGAGTTTACACCCGAGGGGGTAAGGTTTACCATAGAATTTGCAGATGCAAAGATGTTCCTTGAAGCTGAACCCTCTACTTTTGTGGGTAATAAGACTGAGTATCTGGATGTATTCAAGGAATTAGCCCTGGGTAAAATGCCTTTAGTTATAATGGATTACTCTGAGAAAGCGGGCACAGCTCTAACAATAACCGATAATCAACCGTGTGATGGCAAAACAGAGCAACGAGAAAAGTAAGCCTTGCTTACCTTGCTATACAGGGATACAGAATTCAGAGGAATTGGATGACGGGTTAGTGGGAGTAAAGTTACTTGAACTCTCCCCCGAGAATCTCTCTAAACCCTCTCAAGATCCCGATAGGTATAAGTTAAAGCTGCTACCAACTACCTTTGCTGAAGGTACTGTGATAGTGGGTTCAGCTACATTTCTGAACAAGTATTCTCAATTGGTGGGCATAGCTAAGTCTTTGTCAGGAGGCCCTAATTTTGTGGATACTCGTGACAATAAGATTGAGATACATAACGGTAAGCAATCGGGTAAAACCGTATTTGCTTATACCTTTGCTGGCAAAACTGGAGAACTTTTAGAGTTCAGGGTACAAACTAAATACGTACAGAGTATAGAAGCGGGTAAAGCTTCTAGTGTAGATCCTGACACTAAAGCGGTAGAAACCGAAGTAGTTCAGTGTATACCCACTAATGATGATCCATGTAAGCCTGATGCTTACATCAAAGAAAATAAATCGGGAATATTGAGGCAACCTCAGGATATTACCCGGATGGCAAAATTTGAAAGGGCAGTATCTCCCAATACTTCTATCTGCCGTCAGGTAAACCGTCCTTCTAAGACTCCTCCGGTATATAACTCTATAACGGATGCTAAACAAAAGTTAGCTTCAAATCCTTCTTTAACTACCGAAGAAGTTAGAGCCTATAATTCTCAGATAGAAGCCGAGTGGAAGAACTATCAGGATGCTCTTAAAAAATTCGAGAATGCTCTAAGGAGTTATGCTCAAAAGGTGAGCTCGGGTGAAGAAGTAAAGCCTGAGGAAAAGCCCAAATTACCTCAGCCTCCTGATGAGGTATCTAACTTTGTGATCCGAAGGAAAGTACGGGTATTATTAGACCCGGTTGACTATTCGACCCGAGGTACCAAAGCTTATGCCCAGGGCCAGAATAACAATTTCTATGATACCATAAATTGGAAGTCTGGGTACAGGGCATTACAGAAAATGTCCGATAAAACCATAATAATCCCACCTGGGGGTTATCAAGCTGGGCAGAAAGTACTTGTAGAAATGGAACTTGAGATACAAGTACCCGGTGTACGGGTAGTATCCGACCCCTTATTCCTGACTATGGGTAGCTTTATGTCTAATGATATTATCGAATCTGTAAATAGCCAAATTAAGGCTAAGGCTAAATTCGTGGGTAACCCTGATATGCAGTCTTCGCAGATTATCGAGATAAAGAATGTCGGTCAGAAATACTCGGGTGATTGGTATGCTAAGGAAGTTGAACATAGCTTTGATACTAGCGGATATTTCACTGAGGTCACTTTTGAGAAGAAGTCACGTAATTCAATACTGAACCGTATATCCACTTCAGTAAACACCCAAGAGGTATTCCAAAAAGCCCATGATATAGCTAAAGAATCCTATACTACGGGTGCTTGGAAAATACCAAGTATGATCAAATCTGAGGTCTCAAGGTATCGAGCTTCGACTTGGAAAGAGGGAGAAAAGGAGAATCCTCAAAGATCTGGTCGTCAAATTGTTGTACACCAGAATAATCGGGATAATCCCGCTGATTATGAAGTGGTAGTAGACTCAAGGGTGGATTTTCAAGTGGGTAGGAATATAAGTCCGAAAGAATCATGAACCTATATGAATTGATTCAACAGAGAGGTATAGAGTCAATCGGTAGATTTTACTCTACTTATCGAGGTATAGTGATAACTTCCGACGACCCTGACTCTCAGAATAAGGTATGTGTATATCTCCCGAGTGTCTTAAGGGGTGTAGAAGTATGGGCCTATCCCAAACATCAACAAGGAGGTCCCGGTTCTGGATTCAAATGGTTATCTCCTCGTGAGGGTTCTATAGTATATATAGAATTTGAAAACGGGGACCCGAGACACCCCCTCTGGTCTTATCATGGCTGGGCAATCGGAGAGATGCCTCCCGAATTGGATAAGCCTCACGTACTTGGGTTTATTACACCCAAGGGCAATAAGATTATACTGGATGAAAGTGAATCGGGAGTATTAACTGCAATAATCCAACAAAATATAATTGTTAAGTCTCTAGACGGCAACATAAACGTCGATGCGAATAACATTATAATGCAAGGGGGGAAAGTTGGTATTCCTGAATCTAATTCCGTAGTGGGAAGGTTGAATAAAATCGAACAGGATATCAATAACCTTAAACAGATATTCTCATCTTGGGCTCCCACTCCTCAGGACGGAGGTGCTGCTTTAAAGGCCTCTGCTTCATCCTGGTTTGGAAGTCAATTAACTGAAACCCAGGTGGAGGATATTGAGAGTGAAACAATTAAACAACCTAACTAATGGCAAACTATAATCAACTCAACACAATTGGTAGTGGGCCTTATTTCCCCATAAGGTTGGAATATAAACGGGATAAAGATGGTAATATCATCTCCGACTCCATTGTAGTGGATCCCGGTACTCCAGATATACCGGGTAAACCCGAGCGAGAAGAAACTATTACGGGGTTGGTATCTGGGGTAGCTAAGTTATTTTATGAAAGGTTTGGTGAAACTACCATAAATTCATCTCTCAGTTTAACCGATTCAAATGGGCTAGTATATGTCTTAGAAGCAAGCGGTAGATCAAAAGCTCACATAGCTTTAGATGAAGGTAATCCGGTTATAGTCCTTGAAGTATACCAATTAGAAGAAGAAGAAAACTCTTCAGCTACTTTATCTGTAAGTAACTTTATATCAGTTCCTGAAATAACTTCTTCAGAGGGTGATATTAGGCTTGATTTATATGTGAACGCTAGGGGGGATTTGGGAGAAAGCTACGGTAATCAACGGTTGAATTTTGGATTTGGCCCCGATTACAGTTATGATGATCTAGATCTAAGCTATAGAAAATGTCATTATAAATCCTCATTTAATCTTCATGAAGATCCGGGTAGTGAAAACTATGAGCTATATTTAACGGGTAGTTCAGATATAATCTTAGGTGAGCCTCAAAAAATATTCATCAGGGATTTATATACCGAATATACAGTCACTTACCCTGCAGAACCGGCTATACCCGGTAAGCCTCCTGTAATTGAATATAAGGCTTTAGTTGGCTGGTATCCTTTGTATGGTGATATCAGGTTAATAAAGCAGAATATCACCGCTATACTAACTTATCAAATAGGTCAAAGGTTTAGGCAAGAAGACTTTGGTTCTCGAACTTGGGAATGTTTAGAAGAGCCAAATGTGAGTGCTTTAAATCTCATGATTAAGAATTTTGTAAAAGATGGTATAGCAGCTTGGGAACCTCGGATCAAGGCCTTAAAAGTATTGGCTTTGAAACCCACTAAAGAGTCTATAAGACTCCTTATATATTTTCGGGTACAGAATTCCCAAAGAGTAGAGGAATTAAATTTCCAATATAACTTAAACAACTCAACAACAAATGTCTACTAGCAATCCTTGGCTTACTCCCTTTCAGAGGTCATACAATGACATAAAAGCCAAACTTATTCAATCTCTGAATGAAAGGGTTCCAGAGATAACGGATATGAGTGAAGGTAATATATTTATCCTTACACTCTCAATCTTTGCAGGTATTGCTGAAGTGATACATTACTATATAGATGGTATGGCAAGAGAGGCTTTCCTCCCAACCTGTAGAAGGTATTCATCCCTCTACAAACATGCCAAGTTAGTTGATTATCATATAAAGTCAGCTATCCCATCTTCAGTAGACTTAACCGTATACATGCAAGATGGAAGTCCTTTCCCTGTAGATATACAAGTACCCCAGAATACTGTATTCAACTCAAAAGATGGTAAGCAGTGGATAACTACTCGCAATATAACCATTGAAAAGGGTACATATACTTATAAAGTCCCAGTAGTTCAAAAAGAGGCTGTAGAGGAAGTAGAACTGGGTACATACACCTCTCACAATACTATCATAACTCTAGGAGATTTACCTTCTGACAAGAAGTACGTAGAAGGTTCTATGGTACTTACCGTAGGTGGAGAAGCTTGGACTTTAGTGGATACTTTTGCTTACTCAAGTCCCGGAGATAAGGTATACAAAATAGAATTGGATACTACTCTTACTCCCTATTTGGTATTTGGTGATGGGCAGTTCGGTAAGAAACCCAGTATAGGCTCACTGATCAAGGGTCAGTATTATTTAACTTATGGATCAAGCGGGAATATACCCTCCAACCAGTTTGAGCAAGTACCCGAGGTGATGACTAATGTAACTTCAGGCCTTACTCTTACTAATACCATAGCTGCTACTGGAGGATCTGACTATGAGGATTTTGATACTCTCAAGGGACATATCCCTCTCAGTATTAAGACTCTCGGAGTGGCTATCACCAAGGAAGATTACGAAGCTATAGCCATGTTGATAAACGGAGTGGATAAGGCCTATTGCAATTACATCTGTGGAAAATACGTGGAGATATATATCACTCCCGATGGAGGTTCAGAGGCCAGTACCGAGCTTATCAATAATGTGAAGCAGAGGATGGAATCCTCTAAGGTGCTGACTACTAGAGTTAGTGTATATTCTACTCATGCTGCTAAGGTTTATTTATCCGCTGAGATCACAGGTAAGAAGTCTTTTAAATCCATAGATATAAGCAACCAAGTGAAGAAAGCATTGTTAGATGCTTATAACTATCAGAACTCCGATATCAATAAGCCGGTAAGACAGTCGGATTTGTACGCTCTTATGGATAATCAACCCATGGTTGACTTCCTTACTATAACCGAACTGTATTTATTGCCCTATCCCATAGCCATAAACACCAACTCTCAAAATCAAGAAGAGATAGTATCAGTACCCGCACTGAATATTACCTATTTCAAGATGATATCCTTTACAACTTCCACTCCAGAATCCGATTTTGAGAATTGTTACATACAAACTGTGGTAGAGGGCGGTGAATCATTTTACAAGGTATATGCTAATAAGGAATTATCGGGCAATGCTCTATATTCGGGTCAGTATGGTAAGCCTCTCGAAGTAACTCTAACCAAATCTAAGTTTAGTCTTACAGTTAACTTACCAGTTGAAAATGCTAACTATGAAAACGGAACAGTATATCAATTAACTACCCAACCTATGGGGAGCAATGGTAGATTGGTAGATCTGATCCCGCATAACTACAATATCCCTATCATCAGTTCGGATAATATAACACTCAAAGTAAATGAAGTGGTTTAATCCAGCGAAGACATTCTTCAGGGATTTCATCTTCAGTAACCTTTTCGACCATTACTATAAAGCCAATGATACTTACCAAGATTCAGAGGGTAAAGGTATATTCGAAAGGTTCATAGATGTATGTTCAGGTTATTTCGATACTGAGGTAATGCCCGATATAGATAATTTCATGGATTGTCTGGATGTGGATAAAGCCAATCCAATATTCCTGAATTATCTATGGGAATACTTTGGGTTCATACCTTATGCCTATGGCGTATTAACTAAGGGAGAGCCCTATACAGAGGAGAATCTAGAGAATTGGGTAAAAGAAGACAGGGGTTTTCCTACTGCTGATTTCCGATTAGTTCTAAGATACGCCATATCTTTGTATAAGATACGAGGCACAAAACGGTTTTATGAAATTCTGGGCCGTTTCTATGGAGTAACCTTTACTCTCACCGAAGTGGATGAGGGAACCAAACAAGCTGTTGCCCAGGCAATAGGGGATGGTTCTGTAAACTATGACACTATCTCTCACTTTGATACTCCTTCAGCTACCTACGATACTGAGACAGACTGTTGGGAATGCGTCCCAATGATTCTCACTATTGGTATACCAAAAGGTCAATGGGACTTTATGTTAAAGAGGGACAAAGAGATTCAGGAACAACTCCTGGAAGAGTGGAAGCTAATGAACCCAGATGCAACTGAGGAAGAGATTCAGGCCGCAAGGGAACAAATAGAATCCGAACATCTCTCTGATTACAGTGATAAGGTACGGGAGACTTTAGTAAACATTGTCAACAAATATCTCCCCGTAAATGTAAAGTATTTCGAACCAAAAGACAGTTCAGTAGTATTCGAACAAACCTCAGTAGTAATCTATATTGTATATGCTTAGTATGCCTCTAATCTCATTCTTATTCGCAACTGCTCAAGAAGACCCTAAGTTGGACAATGCAGTTCAGTCGCTAACTAAATCTTCAATTGAGTTAGCTGAAGCAGCCTCCAATTATGGGGCTTTGAAAGTAATCTTCGGTATCTTCATGGTATTGGTTCTGGTAATGGTAGTGATGTTTATATACACTATCTGGAACTTAAACAAGAAGGTATCGGTAGTTTCTGAATCTTCACAACAGGTAAAGGAATTCTTCGATGGAGCAGCTGATTCTACAGTTGGCATAATCGAGGCTCAAATATTGATTCGTAGGGAGTTCAACTGTTTGGGCCATATATTAAAGTATACCATACTACGAATAAGATTCGAGAACCATATAGACAACAAGGAGTCTACAGTAAAGAAAGTGGAAAGCTTAGTAAACAATGAATATTCCGAACTATGTGGACTATTTTCCAACTTCACTTGTAATGGTAAATCTCTCTCAAATATCTTTGAGTCTCAGGATAACGAGGCAATAAAAGATTTGGTAATAGAACAGATATACATACCTAAGGACCAGTTTTCCATTTCAAACATGGACCAATCTGTAAGTATGTATCTCAACGGATTAAAACTAATGTACCTTAAAAAATTATAACTATGGCACGAAGATTATTGCCTATCATCGACTTTGCTCATGGGTCTGATGTAGCAGGAAAACAATCTCCTGATGGTAGACATAAGGAATACCTATGGAGTCGTAAAGTGGGAAAAGCTTTGGCAGAGCGTCTCAAACAAGAAGGATTCGAGGTAGCTTTCACCAATACCGGGGACACCGAAATCGGGCTATCTAGAAGAAAAGAAATTGCAAATAAATTAGATACTCCCCGAGGGGGTGCAAAGTTTCTGCTTTCACTCCATAACAATGCTGCAGGCATGGGGAATGAATGGTGCACTGCCCGAGGTTTTGAAATTTATACCACTAAGGGACAAACTCGTTCAGATTTATTTGCTACTGTAATATTTGAACAACTCCAAGAAGATTTTCCCATTACGGACGGCTATAAACACCGAACAGATCCTTCGGATGGAGATCCTGACAAGGAATCCAATTTTACGGTGTTGATGGGCAACAATTACTGGGGAGTACTTCTTGAATGGCTTTTCCAGGATAATCCCGACGATGTCAAGTTACTCGAAGATGATTCCGTGAATAAGAAACTGGTAGAATCGTTAACTAAAGCTCTTATCTTTATAGATGAGAATCTTGATAAATTAAAGCTGTAGATTATGCCGACTAACAATGCAACTGAGGTTGTAAAGGGTGTAGTACAACCAAGGTTTTATCAAGTATATGGTGATCTGATTGAATCCAAGGAAGTGATGGAACCCCTGGCTATAGTCGGAGGTACTGGCCCTGTTTGTGGATTCGATTGGGTAGACACTTCTAAGTCAGATGTGACTATAACCAGTATATTCAATACAACTTCTCTGGAAAATGTTCTTGGCAGGGAAATACTCAGAGGTAAGTCTCGGAGAGTATTCTTATCTAATAAGGGTAATACGGCTGGTCAAGTCTTCAATGCTTACATTACCCCGGATGGCTTATGTCACATTGCCCCTGATACTCTGACTTTCAACGGAGTTCAACCAGATGGAGGTTGGCCAAGTCTCACTAATCCCCAAAAGGTAGTGGCTTTTGTAGTGAAAGCTTCTCACTCTTATAAGGCTGATAGTAGTGATCCAGCACCAAGTATATCTAACTTCACTTGTAATTGGCTGGTATTACCAGGAGAGTTGAAGTTTGAGAACATCCTTCGTTGGGATTATAATGAAGTGATGAACATTCTGGTACAGAGCTCGGTGCCTTGGAATCAGAATACCGATACTATCATAGGGTTATACTTTGTGGGATGGGATCCATATTGGGATACTGATCCAGAATCTTCTCGGTATAAATCCATAATGGTCCAATTTAACTTCACTCTTTGCTTAGTTCCTATCCAAGGGAAATTCCCCGTTGAGCCTTGGGGAATGAGCCCATTAGAAGCTTTGGATTTAGATAGGCGAGTATCTGCTCTAGAAGAAACTTCAATTCCGGGCCAAGTAGATAACCTCACAGCAAAAGTAGATAACTTGGTGAGTTCATTGGGTTCTGGGGTGGATGTAAGCTTAACCAAAGGTGAATCAGGGGATGATGATCAGTTCATATTTACTCGCTTGAATATTAAAGGCTCTACATTTGTATCTGGTAGGAATGTAACTAAAACCATAAACAGTTCCTGGTATGAGAATGCGGATGCCTTGGGCATATTTATAGCTCCCAATATTAGTCTAGTTAACCCCACTACAGTAGTCTCAGGTAACTGGGATATAGGTTCTGTAGTATTTGAACCTGGATTGGATGGGAGTCTAGTAGTTGGAGATGCTATACCTCCGTCTGGTAAAAGCGATTGGCAATTAGTAGCCATAATCAATCCTCAATTGATAGGGGGTGATTCTAGTCTGGCCATATCCAATGGCTTCATATCTCAGAATGGGCCCGATCCCTCTTTAAGCTGGGTAATTGGTATGTACCTTAAGAGGCTGTATTTAAATAAGCAAAAACTTGAAATTGTCGATAGTGGACAGATATCCATTATAGGTAATATACAAAGCTATGCTTATTTCAAAGCCATAATGGGAGTTAATACCATTACGCTAAGAGTATTTGTACATGCGTATAATGGTGGAAGTATAGGCGAATGCTCCGTAGATTATAACTTAGCCAATCTATTTGGTAAAAACTCTAAGATGTCGGGTATTATTGATGATCTCATTAATCTCCGAGATACATCCATAGATACTACCAAAATTTATTTGGCTATGCCCACTAACTTTGAAGCAACCGATATTGATGCCACATTATCTAGTAAAAAGAACTTCCAAATTCAGAATTACAATGCTCACCTGGATATCACTACTAATAGTGTACACATGGTAGTTAAATATCGAGCAAATAGTGTGGCTTCATCTCCGGGAGATTGGATTAATATATGCCATTCTATAACATTACCTATAACCGATAGAACTCTAGACCTATACTCAGATATCATTAGGAATACTTCAGATTGAACTGACCATAGTTGAGTTGGTTAAGTGGGGCCGGGGTAAGGTTAATAATAACCTTGCTCTGGCCTTTTTCATTGTTTAAGGTCTACTGCAGCTTGTTCTAAAACCCTCTGAATGGTTTTCCTCATCCGGGAAAACATATTAACTGCAAACTTATCCCGAGGTAACTCAAAGTAATCTATAAGATGCAATATAGAAAGCTTGCCATGAGAATCTTTGATACGGGATTCAAACCATTTGGGAGGCTCAAGTTGTATCTGCATAACCAGATACTCATCGGGTGTAAGGTGTTCCTTCATGTACTGATGGAATCTTTGAGACTGTTCCTCCTTTATTCTGGTCTCATCAGAATCATCAAGTAATTCCTTATTATTGTCAAATAACACTTCGAAAGAAGTTAACTCTTGGTTAAACTCTGCTTGCTTGGTATAAGCATTCCTCAGTAACTTACTTTTATAAGTTTGCAGGGAAGATAAGAGAGTTGCTTTCAATCTCTCCTCATCGTATTCATCTTGATATTTATTGAAGACGTACAAGAACTTATCCCAGAAGAAAGAGTTAATTATATCTGGTGTGAGATTAAATCTTCTGGAATCAACCCCTCTCGTCAGCCTACGGATTAAAGGTTTGCAGGTTTTATATAACCTATTAAACAAATCCTCATCATAAGGTTTTAATTCTGTCAATCTGTGTAGTTCACTTCCGTTGTTGCCTTTCATAGTAGTAAAGATTTTTAACAATGCAAATATAAATAATAAAGTAACAACTTGTATGAATTTTATCAAAATTATTTCACCGTCTGTGTTCAAGTATGTTCAAAGATGAGCTGGGAGAACTATATTATCTAGCAGATACTATTGATTATACATTCATGAATATTATATAATATATGAAACAAAATAGGGTAAAGAAGAGGTTAAGCTCTTGTGACAAGTTTACATTCTCTATCGAGTTTCAATTGGAAGTACTTAGGTTTTTGGTACAAGGGAAAGAAGCTCTTCTATATATTCCCAAAATAAAACCCGGGTACTTTACTTTGATTGAGCACTCAGTAGTAGTAGAAGCTTTGGTAAAATTTGTAAAGAAATATCAACGAATACCCAGTGAGGTTTTAATGGTTGAACAAGTTAAAACCCTATTAGAAGGCAAAGATTATGTGGACTTAGTTACCAAGGATGATATTCCTAACATTCATAGTTTAATATCGGACCTTTACAATAAGCCCCTGAAAGACGTAGATATTATTCTGGAGAATATACATAAATTCATTGCCTATATTGAGCTAAAGGCTTTGAACGAGGGTATGGATTTTTCGGATTATAATCTATATGAAACTTATCAAGCTAAATTAACTAAGATCCTACAGAGTTCAAAACCCCAAAAGAAGGATGAACCTTTGCTCATGGTTAGCGGAACTGCAATGCGACAGCTTATGAGAAAGGTTGACCCAGATGTGGTTCCTACTCCATTCTGGCAGTTGAATAGGTTGGGTAATGGAGATGGATATCCCAAGAACTCTCTCTTCGTTTTGATTGACCGTCCTAAACGAAGGAAGACTTTTGCACTTATCAATGTTGCTCGGGGATACCTGGCAATGAAAAAGAATGTCCTCTATATAGATACCGAAAATGGTAAGAACCAGTTAATGGACCGTATGATTCAGTCCACCCTAAATAAGACCAAGAGGGAAATGTTAACTGGTGATTATGATAAGATGGAGCAAAGGCACATGCGTAAATATAAACGTCTTGGTGTAGAGTTTATTGTGGAGCGTGTACCTGCAACCATTGCGGATTGTAATATCATTATTAACTTGGTTAGGAAACTGGAAACCGAGAAAGGTATCAAGGTGAATGTCATAATGGTTGACTATGCTGCAAAGTTAGCTTCTATTGCCCGGGATAGGGATGATGTAGAACGTATCAACAATGTATACATTGACCTGGATAATATGGGCGATGAGTTAGGGTTAGATGCCATTTGGACTGCCCAACATGTTACCCGAGAAGGTGCTAAGCATCAAGAAACCAGATACGAGGATAATGATATAGCATCCGCTATTTCTATAATAAGGAATGCAAAATGCGTCATGGGATTAAATTCTACTCAAGACGAAGAAGAGCATAACATCATGAGAATGGAAGTTGTAGTTCAACGCGATGGAGTTCCAAATGGTCGGGTAATGTTTAATATGGATCCCGAAAGACAACGGATGAAGGAATTCTCAAAAGAAGCCCGGGCTAAGTACGATGAGTCCATGGGTAAACAGGTAGATGACTTACTTAAGAAAAAGAAGAGGGTAAGTAATCCCAATGCAGACCCCGAAAAGAGAAGTAAAACCTCAGGAGATATTTAGATAAACCTTAATAATTAAAATTGTATGGCACGAGTTATTGATTCTATGGATTTAGCTAAGTTTGGAGAAGGCGTTACATCTTGTAACAAGTGTAAAAAGGTAATAGCCTTCAATAAGAAGGAAATATTTTTAGACTTAAGCTATGGTCCAGGACATGATGGAGAAGAAAGTGTTAGATGTCCTCAATGCAATTCGGTATTACATGTAGGAGAGTTTCACGCCACTGAACACATGTAATTATGGACATCCGATTATTAAAAAATATTTCGGAGGAGGGCTTCCAAAGAAATATGTTTTGAGAAGGCAACCCGGTAACCGGTATCAAATAGTATGTCCGATTGATGAGAGATATAGCTTGGGAGTATTCTTCCGTGAATGGGTACCTATTAGTTCAGAGAAAGCTTCTATAAGTTGGAATGAAGTTACTCCTAATAATCGGACTCTTGGGTATAGGGATGTTGATAGGTATGAAGTACCTTACAAAAACTCTTTCTTAAGGTTGGACGAAGCTAAAACAGAGTTGGTAAAGATTCGAAGAGGATATATAGTTCATCACTTAGTTCCTGAGTTATGTCAGAAGTTACCCGTCAATAGATAATAATTACCCGGCTATGTTATTCATGGTCGGGTATTTTCGTTTACGATATGAGACTTAACAGCAATATAAAAGGTAAAATGCACCAGTACTTCATTAAGAAGATTGGAGCATTTGATTATCGTAAGGGGTGGATGAAATCAGACTGCCCATACTGCGGTGGTGAGAAAAAGTTCGGCATTAACCTTTCAAACAATCGGTGTAATTGTTTCAAGTGTGGGGAGCATCCTTCTCCGATAAGCCTGGTAATGTATCTGGAGAATACGGATAGTTTTCATGAAGCATTGTTTATACTTGAATCTGGTGATTATTCTGGATATGTTTTCAAGGAAGAGAAGGTTGAGTTAAAAGGTAAGAAGGAGTTCTTTCTTCCCGATGGCTTTAAGAATATATCTATGGGTACTTCTCTATTGGCAAGGTCAGCCAGGAACTACCTTAAGAAACGAGGATTTAAGATAGAGGAGTTAGCTCGTAAGGGATGGGGATATTGTAACACTGGTAAGTATCTTGGATATATCATTATACCGTTCACGGAGCATGGGCAATTAACTTACTTTAATGCCCGATTATATATGGGCGCTGGCCCCAAATATAATAACCCAGAAGTAGATATAACTGGTTTAGGAAAGAGTTTTATTATATATAATGCAAATGCTCTAGAAATATACCGAACCGTTTATATTTGTGAGGGTGCAATCAATGCTGAAACCCTGGGAGAGAATGGGATTGCAACAGGAGGTAAAGCAGTATCTCGATGGCAGGTAAATAAGTTTATCAAAAGTCCCGTAGAGAAGTTTATAATATTGATTGACCCTGATGCCAAAGATAAGGCATTAGATCTGGCATTTAAGTTGGTGCCCTTTAAAAAGGTAAAAGTGGTATTTCTTCCTGATAATGAGGATGTCAATTCTTTGGGTAAACAAAGGACTTTAGAATATGTACGAAAGACGACTTATCAGACTTATCAAGAACTTTTATCTATAAAATCACAGTTAAAAATATAGGGAAATGATTACATTCATTTTTATTGTCTCAAGTTTAATACCCATCACCATAGGTCTTATACAATGGGTTCACTTCACAGGTGATAGCATTGATTGTACCAATACCGGTAATAAGTATAATAATTATAGGATATACTCCAGGGGGAGAGAATACTTTTGTAAAATGGTCACGGGTTATATTTTTGGTATTATACCCGTATGGATAAAAGTAAAATATTATTATAATACAGGGTTCAATATGACTACCCGATTATGGGTTGAGAAAGATCTGGACATTATGATACAGGATATGGAATTCGGTCATGCTCAGTATTTAAAATCTCATCCGATGTTTCCCAAGCGTACAGTTCTGGTATATGAAAGTAAAGGAAAATAATATGGCAAAAAGAGAACCTTCCATACATATCTCCAGGTCTAGATTATACCAATTAGTTGTTAAGTATATAGGGGAAGACCTCGGGGGTAATAATCCCAAAGCTCATGAGTATGGGGGTATAAATTTACTTAAGAGGGTAGATTTTATTATGAACGAGGCAAGGCAATATTCCTTAGACCATCGTTCAGTAGTAAAGGGAAATAAAAAGGTACAAACCCAGGCAGTTCGTAGAGCTTCGGGAAATATAGGAGATGCAAATTTATTAGCGGATATCATCTATTCTACTAGAATCCAACTCAAACATATCGGAGTAACCAAAATAAAACAAACTGATTTACAATGGGCATCAGTAAAGGAATTGGTACCGGTTGTAAATGAGTTCTGTCAGAAGTTTGGATTTGAACCCCGTCAGGGATATATAGAGTTTGTAACTACTGGTATTAAGCTAATGTCCCAAGCAAAGAGAGTTAACTATAACTTCTGTGCTAACTGGTTACACCAGAGAGTCAACTGGATTATGGATGTATATGAGGCTGAAAAAGAAGTGAGAGAAGACCCAGCTCCTAAATATACTCGGGAAGTATATGAGAATTATACCAAGGAGATTCTCGATAGAATAGGTATCAATAATACCTATGATAAGAATCCTCAAGAGTATGTATGGTTTGTAAGGGCAAGGAATCTTGCAGATGAGATAGGAGTTGACTATGAAACCTTTGTTCAGGCTCAATTCTATGCACTGGAGTTTTGTAATGGTATACCCAAGATAGAAGACCTATCAAATGATAAGGCTCGTCAAAGGGTGATAAATTACATGGCAAAGTTTAACATTGTGTCCCGACCTAAGACAGAACATGTGGATTGGGATGCCTTCAAAAAATAGAGTTATGAAAAAGATTGACTGGGATAATGTTATAGCAACCTTTATACAAGTGTTGGCTTTTGCTATAATAATATTGTTCTTTGTATGCGGTATTTTTGGAATAATAAACATGGCTACTAAAATATGATAACTATAACCATAAAGAACTGTAATGTTTGTGAAGTAACTGGTCCAGCTAAGTTCACAAACAAGTTGTATGAAATGTTCCGGATTAAGCATCCGGACGCTTGGCATATAATGATGTATAGCAGGGCAAAGAACTGGGATGGTTATGTAAAATATATCTCAGATTATGGGCAATTCAAAATAGGCATTTTGAATAAGGTTTATAATGAATGCCGTAAAATGGGACAAAAGGTTAAAATTATAGATAATAGACCCCCGCTGGGAGTTAAACCAGTAATTCCAACAGTTATGGGGGATAAAGAACTACGGGAAGTACAAAGAGAAGCTCTAGAAAAGATACTGTATAATAAGGTTGGAGATACACCTTTCCTTATTTGTGCATCTGATTTGGCAGTTAACTTTGGAAAGACTTTAGTGTTCTGTGGATTACACCAGGCTTTCAAAAGAAAATTGAAGACTGTCTTGTTGTTAAATAGTGCAGACCTATTCAAACAGTTCAAGAAAGAGATTCCAGAGTTACTACCAGGAGAAAAAGTAGCATTTATCCAGGGTAGTAAATGTAGTGAGTGGGGTAACTTTAACGTTTGTATGGTTCAATCTCTGGCAGGTAATATAAGCCGATATCAAAAGTTCCTATCCGAAATAGATATGGTACTTATAGATGAGGCTGACGTGATTGATAACAAAACCTATAAGACGGTAATACAACACCTATACAATTCAAGAGTACGAGTAGGATTGAGTGGTACTCTTTACATGAGTGACCTTAAGAAGAAGTTGGTACACAACATGAATATCATGTCATTTATAGGTGATAAGGTAAACCAAGTAAAGTTAGTAGAGATGATTGATAGAGGATACTCTACTCCTATTATCTGTAAACTGGTATATGCCCATTACAAGTATACCAAGGATGAGGATTATCCCACCGAATATCATGAGGTAATATCTAACAATGTCAAAGCATGGAGACTCTCTTTGTCTCGGACTAAGTATAACATCCGTCGAAAGAGATTACCGGCACTCATTGTATGTAAGTTCATGGGACATTGTGAAAACCTTTATCGGTACTACGTTAAACATCTAGGGAATCAATACAACATACAATATGTACATCACAAGACAAAAGGGCGAGATGAAATTCTACAAGCTTTCAGAGAGGGGAAAATAGATATACTAATCGCTACTACGATTATTTCTAGAGGTCAAAACTTCCCAGAATTAAAGTATCTGCAGAATACTGCATCAATGGATTCTAATGAGAAGTCTTTGCAAATCCTGGGACGTCTTGCAAGAACTCACATGAATAAGAGGAAAGCATACCTGGACGACCTTCAATTCCCCGGTAATTACCTTAAGAGACACGGCAACCATCGTAAAAATTACTACTTGAAGGAAAAACTGAAGGTGATTAAGATTGAATGATAGTTTGGCGTATATACACGTATGCAGTCTGCGTATATACACATACGTACGCAGATCTTTAAGCTTAAGCTTTAAGCTAATACTTAAGCTAAGTACTTCAGCAAGCTGAAGGTTATTTCGATTTTCTAAAGAAAATCTCATAACTAATGCGCACGTGCATAAAGGGTGTACCTGAAAGTTAGTGCATATACTATTCTACATCAATGACACTGAAATACCTATTAACTATCACTTGATATCAAACTCTCAAATATATGGCGAAGAAAAAGAAAGACAAGTTAAGGGAAGTAAGGAAGGAGTTAGAGACCGGGGATATATTTGAACCCATGGATATCACTAAACTCGGTTCAGGTAATGACCCTTGTTTCGGTAAGAATTATGACCTATCAACCAAGGAATGTAAGATGTGCGGAGATTCTGAACTCTGTTGCATTAAGTTCACAGCTCTCATGGGTAAGACTCGTAAAGAGTTAGAAGCAGAAACCAAATTCAAGGATTTGGAACCTTTGGTAGATATCGAAGGTTGTAAAAAATACTACCGTAAACTGGTAAGGGAGAAACTCAGTAAGAAGGAAATACTCGATAAGCTTCAGAGTAAGTTCGAATTATCCAGGAAGGAAGCAAGAGACATTTATCGTAAATTCAACAGTAAATAACATGGTACAATTAGAGTTCACAAAGATTCGAGAGGTTAAGTCCCCAAACAGAGCAAATGATGGGGATGCAGGTTTGGATTTCTATATTCCAAAATTAACTGCCGATGACCTATTAAAGGTAGGTGAGAAACACGAGAAAGATTTTACCGGTATCAATAGAAAGATGTTCGGTATTGGTAATATAAAATTCAAAGGCATAGATAACTCTGGATTATGTGTAGTAATAAATCCAGGTGGACGAATACTTATACCCTCTGGAATCAAAGTACTCATCAATCCAAAAGAATCCATGCTTATGGCAGCAAACAAATCTGGTGTTGCTACTAAGTATGGGTTAACCTATACAGCTGAGATAGTGGATAGTCCATACACAGGAGAACTGCACATCGGGATTCAAAACGCCTCTACTGAGCCAGTATATGTCCCTCTAAGGGAGGATAAGAAGATAATGCAATTTGTACATGTTCCCATCATACTCTCAACACCTACAGAGATTACCAATGAGGAGTATGAGGAGAAGGCAAAGAACTGGGGAACAAGAGGAGATAAGGGATTCGGTGCACACGATAATAAGTAAAACTATGGATTCACGTGATATAAAAGAAGAACCGGGAATAATTCCCGAACATAAGTATCTTGAAGAGATATACAAAATGCAAAAGAACCTCTTGTCTGGGTATATAGGCATAGAGAGGCTACCGCAATATCCGGTAGACATCAATACAAAAGCTTCTCAAACACTACTGAAGGACTTTACTGCCAGGGTTATTGAGGAGTTATCTGAGGGATATGAATCTTTTGAAAATGTTATGGCTTTATTTGAAGCCAATCATGCCAAATTGGTACAAACCCAAGGAGATTGCATAGAGTATACCGAGATACTCAATAATCTGCAGAATGCTAACGAAGAGAACGCAGATGCAATCCACTTCTTTATAGAATTGCTTATATATGCTAACATCCAACCCGAGGATATAATGACATATATGGAGAAGTGGGTAAAGGACAACAATTGTACTCAATCAGTAGTAGACTCTCTAAACAATATCCACGATGATATTTTGCGTACAGCCATGAATATCGGGGTAATGTGGATAATGGACGAAAACGATATCAATGTTATATTCCACAACAATGCCACAGAACTTACTAAGTGGTATGAGAACATGGATTCAGAAACACATCTGGATTATAACACTAAGTTACTCGTGGGTGGTAGGTATTTCAATCATGTAGAGTACTCAGTAAATTTCCCATACCTATTATGGAAGATAACTCACCATCTGAACATTGCTCGCAACTTCTTGAAGAATAAACCTTGGAAGCAATCCCAAGTAATGACTCAGGAGTTAAAGTATCAGTCAGAGTTGGTAAAGGCTTTCATTTACTTCTGCGGATATCTTGGATGGATAGGTATGGGTTCAAACGATGCATTCTACATATATTTCAAAAAGAACCATATCAATATGTTCCGTCAAAAATCGAAGTATTAGTATGAACATAGTTAAGGCAAAGAATCCGGTTAAGGCCTGGGAATATTTAGTAGAAGGATTCCTACTGAAAAAACCCGAATGGTTTGGAGAAGGAGTTGGTTATAATATAACCAACTCTCTTTTTACGTACGATATGTGCATAGAGATAGAAGAAGCCAAGTTTAATCCTAAGTTTGACTTTGGTAAGTTATTCTGCTATACCATGACTAAGTGGACTGGTTTAATAACCAACTACTTTGATTTGGATGTGCTTGATGAAGCTAAGATTATGATAAGAAAGTTGGAAGAAAATAAGGTAGTGAATAGAAACTACCATATAGGCTTTCACTTTGCAGATAATCATAATAGCGGAAAGGGATGTCTGGTGGGGGGAATATTCTCTCGTAAAATAGGTGTAGAAAAACCCGAGATAACTATCATTCTACGTTCATCAGATGTAGTAACCAGATTGCCTATGGATATGCTGTTATTCTGTAGACTCGGTGAATATGTATACGGGCACACTGATTTCAAACTGGTACTGATTTTGAAAGCAGCCTTTGCAGACGATACAGCCATACTTATGTACAACAATCATAAGGATATAAAGAAGGTAATGAAAGGCTGTGAAGATGTAGAACGTAAGAGAAAAATACGCAAATCATTCAAGAGGTTAATGACCAGTGATGAGAAGGTATATAAGACTTACGGTCATAGTTTCAGAGCTTTCAAGGCTTTGAGGAAAGATATCTCTTATAAACGCAAGTCAATGACTGCGGGTGAATTAGAGATTGGTAACTGGGATGGGATTCCTCTCCCATACCCCTGTTCTTCAATACTCAAACGAAACGAGATAAAGAAGACCTACTTAAAGTTTACCAGTAAGTATGGGCTTAAATTAAAGCTGGAAAGTGAAGGTAATGAAGGCAAAAGAAAGAAGCTACTCTCATTTGGAGCATCAGAGGGAGAGCCAGAAGAAGTTGGATATCAAATACCAGGACAAGAAGATGAGTAAGCTCAAAATAAAGGGTAACTTGTTGCAGTTCAAAACCAGTATGAAAGCTTGGGAAGGACTCAACAGGTTATTCCTGTTCAATACCGCTGGTTTGGACATAGAAAGGATTGGTAAAGCTCAGTATATAAATGATTTAGTCATTAGTATTAAAGAGCCTCTGGTAGACCCTGATTTTGATTTCGGTAGGCACTTCAACTACACCATGTCAAAATGGAAGTCCTTAGTAGCTAACTACATTGATGAGAATAGTTTGATTGACTTGAGACAGGAGGTCAATACAGCTATGAACTCAAGGAAGATATTCAATATAGGTTATCAGTTTAATAATAAACATGCTCACGGGAAGAACTGCCTATTATCCATGACAGTGTCTAAAAAGGCTGGTATGGATAAACCCATGATAACAGTATTCATGAGGGCATCAGAAGTTACTAAAAGACTTATATGTGATTTACTCCTCATTCAACGCATGGGAGAGTATATATTTTGGAATGGTCAGAAGTTTCAAGTATCAATACATTTCAGTCAGATATTTAATGATGATACCGTATTACTAATGTACCATGCTCATGAAGATTTACTAAAGCTAAGTGATAAACTCGGTATATACGACGGGAATTGGTATGAGCGATTAAAGTACCTACTAAAAGTAGACCCTGACAAGATAAAATACAAGGTACATAAAAGAGCTTTGAAAGTACTAAGACCAGAATTATTCAAGTACCCAAAAACTCTGGCAAAATATTGTACACTCGGTAGTGAAGACTGGCTACCATTCTAAGATAGGGAAGTCTATTGAATTGCAAATACCAATGCAATGAAAATAGAAGTAAAGAAATCTCCCTATACCAGTAAACTCGGTGGAGATATAGATATAACTTTTTCCACGGATGACGGATGGTTATTTAATACAGTAGCCAACATCAGTGTAAAAGATTTAAGGCAGCTTAAAAGAAAGATAAGGAGGTATCTAAATGAAGTACGAGAGGAAAGGTAAACCATATTTTGGAGTGGAGATATCAGAGAGTAAATATCCCGATAGGAATGGCAGGGATATAGAGTTATCTATATGTATCAATACTCATCATTGGGTAGGTCTTCCCAACCTGAATATTCAGGACCTAAAAGAACTACGAAAATCTATAAGAAAATATATTAAAAATCACGAACAATGAGAATATATTCGAACCCTTACGAATTGATGTCTGAGACGGCAAGAAATTTGTATGAGATGGGTAATGAGGTAAAACCCAAGACCTATCAAAATAAAGTTATTGAAGGTGAAGATGATTTCATTACCAAAGAACTTATATGTGAGCAGTACTGTTTAACCCGTATGGAAGATCCGGCTCCTTTATTTGTATTCACTAAGTCTCAGGATTGGGCAGATGCAGAGTTCAAGGAAAGAATAGACTCAGAATCTACTAATCCGGGTGAAGCATGGAAATTACGTTCTGAAGTATGGGAGGAATTCCTGGTAGATAGTAAGTTTGACTACACTTATAGCGAAAGGATGGGTGAGGTAGTAAGCTACCAGGGTGTTATAACAACCAAGCTATGGGCTGTTATCAATTTGCTCCAGGATGATAATGATACTCGTAAAGCTATATTAAATATTTATGGTGAGGACAATAAATTAGAAGATTCTGATGCAAATCACTTGGATGGTAGTATGAGAATACCCTGTTCTATGTACTACGACTTCCTGATCCGAGAAAATGCCCGAGGGGAGAAGCAATTGAATATTTGTTATCACCAAAGGTCATCAGATTTTGTAACCCACTTCGGAAATGATGTATATCTGGCATGGAGACTCATGGAATACGTAGCTAGAGAAGTGGGCATCAAACCTGGTTATCTCTATCATACTATTGATAGCTTGCATAGTTATAAAAAGGACTGGGTAAAACTCAAAACTTCTATCCAGACCGAATTAAGGTAACAAAGAAGGTAACGGTGGTTGAACTTAGTTTCTTTTCTGTCAAGCCGAGATTAGTAGTAAAGCCGTTACCTTCACCTGGACCCATAGCTCAGTTGGTAAGAGCAGCTGACTCATAATCAGAAGGTCGGGGGTTCAATCCCCTCTGGGTCCACTTATGAATCCTTACTTTGCGCTGTGGACAACGAGTCCTAATTCATTCCCAGGTACTGGACGGTAGTGATATAGACTGGTACCTAATTTACGGAAGTAGCACAGTCCGGTTAGTGTACTTGCTTTGGGAGCAAGGGGTCGCAGGTTCGAATCCTGTCTTCCGTACAGGGCTATAGCTGGGTCATAACAGGAGAAACGACCTCCAGCTAGCAATGGGCAATAAATCGGTACGAGATACCAAAATCCCATAATTAAAGTCGAAGGCTATAGCATTAGGAGGTGAGCGAAGAACAGTAACTCATCTCCCCTTTTTATAAAGGCTCGGATGGTGAAACAGGTAGACACGCCGGACTTAAAATCCTGTGACCAGCAATGGTCGTGCGGGTTCGATTCCCGCTCCGAGTACAAAACCCAAATAAACATGACACTCACATTCAAATATTACCCTTGCGGTACAATTTCATTAGGTACTTCAGTAACAAGAATACCTAACTCATATCGGATTAAATCTATCCGAGATATGGAGTATATAATCAACCGTTCTAGAGAAGCAATAAATAAAAACCCAGCATTCCATACGTTTGCAATAAATAAAAGAACTACAGCTGGTATGATTATTGAATGGCGAGCCCATAATATGCTATATGCACTGCATTATAAAAGGGCAAGGACTCGAACGGTTGATTTGGATATAAATGAACCTTGGTACCGTAAGATAGGGTATATAATATTATCAACACTATATTTAAGATGGTAGAAATTACTAACGTAGATGTGTACGATCTCGAGAAGTCAGTAATAGCATGTAGAAATGCTATGCGTACAGAACCAGTATAACCTTTATTTATAGACCCTTTCGGTAAACCTATTTATGAACCGAAAGAGTGGAATGACTCTTTTAATAGGGCAAAACTACTTGCCAAGTCCCCATCAAACAGTGGTCATCCAAATTTCTTAACAGGTATCAGGGTATCATTCGATATAATATACCCGAACTATTTCTCACCAGAGTTACAGAGGTATCACTGGATAGATATCATAACTTCATCTTCAAAGATGCACCGGTTGGGAGAGATAGTAAAGAAGGATTCATTCAATAAGTACGTAACCCCCGAAGTAATAGCCATAGTTCAGGACTTGGCAAATAAGTTCCTGGAGAATCCAACTTATGAGAATCGTATCAAGTTATTAAGTAACTGTCCACTTGGAATAGAGTTATTTATGAGGGTGAGTACAAACTATATGCAACTCAGAAATATATATATATATATCACCAAAGGAAAAGCCATAGGTTGGTAGAAGACTGGGGGGCATTCTGTAAGATGATTCAGGAATTACCCTTCTTCGATGAATTTATCAATCAGTAGTTATGGCAGATAAGTATGAACATGTAAATCACCCAAAACATTACAATAATTACAGTGTGGAGGTGATAGATATGATGGAAGCAATTTACGGAGTGGAAGCAACAATAATCTTCTGTGAAATGACAGCTTTCAAATATCGCATGAGGGTTGGTACTAAACCAGATAACTCAGTAGAACAGGATTTACAAAAGGAACGTTGGTACCTTAACAAGGCTAAAGAATTGAGGGCTAAAATTAAGGTGGAATAAAATGGGAGACAGTACCTTGTGAAAAGTGTACTGTCTTTCTTGTAGAACAATATGAAGAGATAACTAAGAGATATGGTCTACTAAAGAACTATTGCATACTACAAGTAATATAATAAATTTAATTAACGCATGGAGTCAAGATATGCTATAATAAAGAGTTTCTCACAAGTCAAGCGGCTTGTGAAAGCCTGTTTGAAAACAGGTATAGCTTCAGTCGACTTCGAGACAAACGCAGAGGGTATTTATAATAAAACCTTCAAACCAACCATCTTATCCATAACCTTTCAAGTTGGTTCTGGTGTATCAATCCCATTATGCCATCACGAATATAAAAACCCTCGTTGGAAACGTTGGTTAAAGTATTTTGGTAGGAAAGTGGTTGAGAATCCCAATATAACTAAAGTAGGATGGAATCTGAAGTTTGACCTTCAGATATTTGAGTTGTTTGGGATATATGTTAGGGGTACAGTTTTGGATGGTATGCTTATGAAGTACCTTCTGAACGAAGAGAAACCCAATGACTTGAAGTCAATGGTTAGAAGGTATCTACCAGAACATGGAGATTATGAGAAGTCGGATAAATTCGATAAGATACCATGGGATAAGAAACCTTTGGAACCGTTATGCAAGTACGGTTGTCAGGATACCGATTACACTCTTAGGTTAGCCATGTTCTTTGAAAGCAAGCTGATAGAGGTTGGTATGTATCCATTATTCAGGCATTTGATTATGCCTGCTTCTCGGGTTTTGCAACATGCCGAGAAAACAGGTTTATATCTCGATAGGAAGTTCAATCAGGAATTACTTGAATCTTACAAGCCAAAGATTGACCAAGCAACTTCTAATTGCTTGAATCTTCCTCGAGTGAAAAAATTCTCTAGATGGCTTGTCCAAGAAAGAATAAGCAAATACCTTGCATCTATTGAAAGTGAACTCGAGGATTTAGATTACAACGACCCGAAAGATGCCCGTAAAATAGCGAGCAGGGAACAAAAAATATCTAATATTAGAGCGGGTGTATTCACTACTAAAAAAGAATTGGAATTAACTCGGGAAGTAAACTTGGGAAGTCCTATTGACTTACCCTTGTTATTATACTCTAAAAAGGGATTTAACTTTCCGATAATAAAATACACAAAGGATAAGAAAACAAATCGTGATACGGATAAGCCAAGTACTGATGAAGATACGTTGGTAGAACTTCGATTAACGGTTAAAGACCCCGAAAGTCCAAAGGCAATTTTTCTGGATAACCTTCTTGAGTTGAGAGGGTTAAAGAAAATGTATACAACATATATAGAGGGGTGGCATGATAAGGTACAGGATGATGACCGGATTCATGGTCAGTTCAAAATCATCGGTACTACATCCGGGCGACTAAGTAGTTCTGAACCTAACCTTCAGCAGATACCAAAGACTTCAGTAGATGCTAATATTAAGAAACAGTTAGTAGCTCCAAAGGGGAAATTATACATGGCACTTGACTACTCTCAGGCAGAGTTAAGAATCATGGCACACCTATCGGGAGATGAGACTTATCTTGAGGCATTTGCTAAGGGTCAGGACCCTCACCTTGCTATTGCAGCAAACAAGTATGGTGTATCATACGAGGAAGCAAACAAAGCTTACAGCGATGAACAACATCCTGATTACAAGCTTTGGAAAAATCGAAGGAAGCAGGCAAAGCAGATATGTTTCGGTATTATATATGGTATTCAGAAGAAACTGCTTGCAGTTAAACTATCTGACCCAAAAGCTGGTATTATTGTAACACCAGATGAAGCTCAGCAACAGTTGAATGAGTTCTTCCAGGAGCACCCGAAGATTAAGAAGTTCATGATTAACCAGGAGAAGGTACTGATAAAACATGGATATATTAAATCTTTGTTCGGTAGGAAGAGAAGGTTACCCCAGGTATATTCGGATAACGAGCAGGAAGCAGCATACGCAGTACGATTATCGGTTAATATGCCATGTCAATCAGCTGCATCAGATATGAACTTATTCGCTTCAATCCTAAACTATTGGAAAATGAGGCAAGGTAAGTTACCATTTATGCAAGAGACTTGTAATGTTCATGATGCTACCTATTACTTGGTAAGTCCCGAATATATAAATACCTGGGTAGTATACGAGATTTGGGAAACTTGCCGTAACCCAAATACTAAAGAATACTTCAACTTCCAGATAGACGACGTAAGTATGTCAATGGACTTCGTTATCGGGCGTTCTATGGCAGAGGAACTACCTTTTATTCCTGGATATGATTATAGGAAAATGCTTGAACCAGATTTTAATCCTGATGAGTACTTAGAGGAACATCGTAAGTTCAAAGGTATTGAAATAGAAGATTATCCTAAGTTATATCCAGAAGAGATAGAGAAAAATAAGAGAGAGTTTAGGAAGAGAATGTATGAAAGGTAATATACCATATTTTGATTGTTACCATGTTACTCGAGAAGGTAATGTGTACTCTAAGTATAGAGATAGAGTTACTTGGAGGAAAATGGCTAAGAGAAAGAAGAACAATGGTTACCTGATAGTAAGCCTAAGAAATAATAAGGGGATTAAGTATACGTTTAATATACATAGGTTGGTAGCTTTAATCTACATTCCAAACCCAGATAATAAACCGTGTGTTGGTCATAAGGATAATAATCGAGAAAATAATAAAGTAGAAAATCTATATTGGTGTACTAACCAAGAGAATACTCAACAATATATAAGAGACGGTAGATTTAATATACCAAGCCCTAAGTTGAGTGAGGAGTCTATAAATAAGATGATAGAAGATTATGAGAGTGGTATGAGTAACCTACAGATAAAGGTCAAATATGGAATAAGCATTATGACCATGTATAAATACTTCAGTGAAAGAGGTGTTATATGGAAAAAAGGCAAAAGATAGTACGTCTATCCCAGATTAAGAAAAACACACTAAAGATTCTATTTCAAGGGAAAACCTATGAGATTGATTTAGACCAGGAACTCATGATTGATGAGAACCTGGTCAATCAGTCTTTACGTAGAAGTCCATCTAATTATGCTCTATTGGTGATGGTAAGGGATAGACTTATATATAAAAGGGATAAACTCGAAAAGGCAAAAGACCAAGCCTATAGTAAGGCATGGCTTTACTACAAAGAATCGGGTAATATCAGTAATGAAACAGCATCACATAAAGCTGAGAATAATCAAGCCTATCAGGGAGCATTGAAAAGGTATATGAAGGCTGAATATAATGCTAACAAGTTAATCAGTATATGTAAAGCATACGAATCCAAAGAAAATATATTGAGAACTGTAAGTGCGAACTTACGTAAACAACAGTAGCTATGTCAAAAGTAGAATTAAACCTCTTATCGGTAGAAAAAGCCAAGTGGTTAAATGAAAAATTGAAAGGTGTGGGAACTCCCACAGGAAGCCGGGTACTTATTGTATCACCCGTAGTAACTGCAGATACCAAAACTAAGGGGGGACTTTATATCCCTCAGGATCATGATAAGGATACCGTACCTCGCAAAGGGGTAGTAATTCAGGTAGGACCCATAACTAATGAACAACGGGAAGATTATCCTGGTCTTCAGGTTGGAGCTGTAGTTACTTATGGTTTGTATGCGGGTAAAGAACTGGATATACTAGACCTCCCCGATCAAGTAACCACTATATTATCCCTGAACGAAATACTTTATATTGAAACTAATGAATAAAGCCATGAAGGAAGAGAAAAAGAAGAAAAAGAGTGGGATAATGACTACTCGGGAGAAGATGCTTGCTAGAAAGAAGGATTTAGAGAAGCGTAGTGGAGGTGGTGGAATAATCTACCCGAAAGAGGGAACTACCCGAGTACGTATCAAATCTCGTGGTGCAGACGAGGAATTGGGAATCGAGATTATTCAATTCTATCTTGGACCAAAGGAGGGAGGTATTATATCTCCGGCAACTTTCGATGAGCCATGCCCTTTCATGGAGAAGTTCCAGGAGCTTAAAAACTCTGATGACCCAGATGATAAGGCATTGGCATCGAAATTGGTACCGAAGAGAAAGTATCTCATCGGGGTACTCGGGTACAAAGATACCAAGGGTAAGGAAATTGACCCCGACCGGGTGGATAAACCCATGATGGTACCCCGTTCGGTATATCAGGATATTATCGACCTTTACCTCGATGAAGAGGACTGGGGAGATATGACTGACCCCGTAGAGGGATATGATATCAAAATCACCCGTACTGGTACCGGTAAGAATGATACCAGTTATTCGGTATCACCCTGTCAGAAAACCAAGCTGGACAAGAAGTATCGGGGAGAGGTGGACCTGGAGAAAGCAATCCGGGCAAATATCCTTTCCTATGACGAGCTCGAGGAGAAGCTGGCTTCATTCCTCAATGAGGGGGATGATGACGATGAGGATGAAAGACCACGTAAGAAGTCCTCTTCCAAAAGCAAGCTAGCGGACAAGAAAAAGAAAAAGGGAAAGAAATATAAGAGTGATATCTAAGATTTTCTAGATATATACCTAAAGTAGGAGTGGGGTATAGTTTATATCCCACTCTTTTCATATTATAAATTACAAGTATGGCAAGAAAACCTAAAGCTACCCGAAAATCGGGAGGCAAAAAGTTTAAGATACCAACACAGAATGAGATACTCAAAAAATATGGGTCATCTCTCCAGTTCAAGGCCAGTACTATAAATCACCATGGACTATGGATTCCATCCACATTCTTTGCTCTCAATTATCAAATGGGTGGTGGTGTACCGTTCGGGAAGATAATTGAAATCATGGGAGAAGAATCCTCAGGCAAGTCCCTGATAGCTTACAATTTTGCTTATGCTGCACAACAACTCGGGGGTCATGTAATATGGGTGGATGCAGAACAAGCATGGATGAATTCATGGGCAGAGGAAAATGGTCTGGACCCTGAACGAGTAACAGTATTAAATGATACCAGAATAGAAACTATTTCGGATGCTATTGCTGATTTAGCCATATACTGGAGGTCAAAGCTAACTAATAATGAGCCTATCATAGTTGTGATAGACTCCATAGCAGCTCTGGATTCTATAGAAGCCATTGATGCAAAGATGGCGGATAGCAAGGCCGAGATGGGAAACCGGGCAAAGCAGATATACAAGATGTTCCGAATAAGGAACGAATTGTTCTATCGACTCGGAGTAACCATGGTATGTATCAATCAATTACGTAGTAAACTGGGTGCAGGGTTTGGTCAAGATACCAGTACAACCCCTGGTGGAGCAGCACTCAAGTTCTATGCTTCAATCCGGTTAGCTTTCTATTCCGGTAAGACTCTCAAGATTAAGTATAAGGGTAAGGAAAGACGAGCAGGTAAATATGTAACTGTTCAGATGAAAAAGAATAAGGTATCTCCTCCTCGAGAAACCATATCCAAAGCCCCTATATACTTCAATCCAAAATACCATGAAGTTGGCTTCGACCGATACTTCTGGTTAGAGGAATCTCTGGAGGATGCTGGAGTGATAGAGAAGCTCGGTGGTGGAACATACATGTTTGAAGGAAAGAAACTCTGTCGAGGTGAAGAGGCTTTCCACAGGTTAATCGAGGAAGATGGTGAGCTAAGGAAAAAGCTATTAAAGGCTGCTGGAATAAATACCATAGGAACCACTAAGCGAAAGCTCAAGAAGATTACACGAAACATGTTCCCTGTTGATGCAGACTTAGACTATGAATCTCAAATAGAATCTGAAGATGCAGAAGAAGACGAATACATCCCGGACGAGGGGTAGAAAACCGAGGATGCTCATGGTAGTGGACGGGAGTAACCTTGCTCACCGTTCATACCATAAGTTTAAGAATCTTAAAGCCAATAACGGAGCTGGTACCGGGTTGGTGTATGGGTTCTTAAGAATCCTCGGTTCATACTTAACTCGGTTTAAACCAAGCCATGTAGTAATTACATTCGATACTCATGAAAGCAAAGAGTCTAATTTCCGTAATGGTCTACTAGAGGGTTACAAAGCACACAGGAGTAAGATAAGTATGGATTACGGGGACTTCAATAAACAACTATCCCTATTGAGAAGGATTCTAAGGTTACTCGGAGTTCAGATGATTATCGATAAAAAAGGCTTGGGATATGAATCTGATGACTATATTGCTTGGTTGGCAATAAACCATCCGGGCAAATCTCTCATAATATCCTCTGACAAAGACTTCTGTCAATTACTCGACAAAAGAGTCAAGATATTCAATCCTAACAAAGATACCCTAATCATTAGTCAAACTTGTAAGGATATAATGGGTTACTCTGCTGAGGAATGCGTTGACTACCTAATACTTAATGGAGATAAATCGGATGATATACCAGGTTATTATGGTATGGGAGAAGTGAAGACTAAAGCTTTCCTGAAACAATATGGGAGCATAGCAGACTTCATAGATGCAAAAGGAGCAGAGTTCAAGGGCATTGAAAGGGACCAGCTAGAAGAGTTATACAAGAAGAACAAGCCTCTTATAGACTTGAGAACTGCATTAACTCTTCACCCTATCAAGAAAGTCCCTTGGGTAAAAGGATGTACTAATAATATAAGGAAAGACAGGTTATTCATGGTACTTGACAAGTTTAACCTAAGGTCTTTCAAGATACCCGATTTTTTGGAACCTTTCAAAAAACTACAACATTATGTACAACGGTAGGAAATATCAAATTATGTTCACCGGTGTTTCGGGGGTTGGAAAAACAACCATTGCCAAGGAAGTAGCGGATATGTTAAAGATACCTTTCATATCCGGGTCATATTCGGATTTGGTACCTGAAACAAGAGACATGCCTCATGCTGATATGATTCAGCAAGATGCCAGTACAGTATTTGCTCAGGATATGCAAGTACTCAACCTGCGTAACAAAGCTTTCAGAGGAGAAGACAGTTTTGTAACTGACCGGTCATACTTTGATTCGGCAGCATACTTCATCAACAAACTTTCTCACAGGATAGCCGAATGCGACTTAGACCATGCAGTAGACTTATGTCGTATGTTACTTGGTCAACAGTGTACTCACCTAATTTTCATACCTTTTTCAGCAAGCTTCTTTAACGAGTGGGTAACAGAAGACAATGGTAAACGAGTATTATCTCGGTATTATCAATTCCAGGTATCGCAGGTAATGTATGGTATACTTGACCTGTGGGGATATAAACCCGATTCAAATATACTCCAGTATGTAAATGGTATACCTAATACCGGTACACTGGAAATCATGGGTTACAAGATAAAAGTCATGATACTGGATGAGATGAACTACGAGAAGAGAAAACACCTTATCAAGAAATTTCTTCAGTTATGAAGGTGATAGGTATAGCATTCTCCGATTTGCACTTAGGAGAATTCTCTAAGTTCAATGAGGATAACAAGAGGACCCTAAGTATTTTCAGGGTCCTCTCTTTGATTAAAGACTTATGTATTAAGTATAAATGCCCGGCATTCTTTTGCGGGGATTTTATGCACCGTCCAGAATATATAAGTACTTCACTGGATGAAATTATAATAGAACAGTTCGAAGAGTTAAATAGGTGCGAGGAATTTAACATATATGGTATATCAGGAAACCATGACCTGCAGAAAAGTAATTCTATAACTAATCAATCACCATCACACTGGGCAAACCTGTGTAGAAGATACTCATTCCTACACAATATAGACTTCTCATACCATGAGTTTGATAAGTTCAGAGTAGTAGGTATTCCTTACTTAGACCATAACAAAGGGTTGGATGGGCTAATAAAAGCTGAGTTGAAAGAAGCTATGTTAAAGCCAACAATCCTATTATTACATACTGATTATCCTGGAGCTAAAGATACCGACAACACTGAAGTTGGAACAGTAGAGAATTTGAATGTGAATTTACTCTCTAAATTCAAGTTGGTATTGATAGGTCATATACATAAACCACAGAGACTCGGAAAAAAGATATACATGGTAGGAGCTCCCATACAACAGAGGAGAACAGACCGTAATTGTAAACTTGGATATTGGAAAATATATGAAGACTTCTCAATGGAATTCAAGCCATTCAAAGGCTTTCCTAAATTTGTGGATGTATCATCAGAAGATGAAATTAAGGATGACGGGAATTATTATACTGTCATTGCTAGCAAGTCTCAGATTATGGCGGTGGAAGATACCCCGCAAATAACTCGGGAACTTACTAAGAAAACAATGGTAAGGAGATATATGAGGGCAAAAGGTATAAAAGACCAAAATAAAAAGGCCACATTATTAAAAGTAATCAAGGAAGCAGAATGATACAGTTTGGTAATATTATAATCGACGGCTTCTGTTCTATATCTCATTTGGAACTAAACTTAAGCTCAAAGGGGATAACTGTAATTAGGGGGGCAACAGGAGAGGGTAAAACTACAATCTTATCAGCATTAGTTTGGGGTGCTTATGGTAAGAATATTAAGGGTAAGTCTGATGTGAATACCTGGGAGAAGTATCGACCCAAATCATATCAGGGTACTAAGGTAGAAATATACTTTGGTAAGAATGGTAAAACTCACAAGATAACCAGATGCCTTAAGTATAAGGGTGAAGTGAATGGAGCCAAAGGTAAAGATAGACTTATATATGAGATAGATGCTGTTGAAGTACAAGAGAAAAGTAAGGGGGAGATACAGGCGCTTATAATCGCTGATTTAGGTATGTCGTATAGTCTTTTTATGAATTCAGTACTATTCGGTCAAGGCATGAAAAGACTGATACAAGAATCTTCTTCAGACAAGAAAGAATTGTTTGAGGAGATTTTTGAGTTGGAATACATATCTAAGGCCCGAGATATTGCTAAGGGTTACTATACTGAAGCTCTGAAAGAATATCAAGATATCTATCAAAGGTATAGAACTTTAGAGGATAAGAAACAGTCCGTTCAAAGGATGGTTGATGACCTAAAGAAACAGGCTAATACCGTGAAAGATGACATCTCTTCAAAGGTTAAAGTTCTTGAGAAGAGATTATCACTGCTAGCTAAGGCCAAAAAATCAAGTGAGCTTAAGGAGACAGTAACTCAGAAAAACCGAATCGAACAAAAGTTATCAGATGCAAAGGAGAGTCAAAGGGATATTATCAATAAGATAAATGATGCCAGGAAGAAAACTAAGGTATCTCTAGAAGAGTTCATTGAAGGAATAATAAAGTTATTGAAGAGGGGTGATATTAAGAACTCTTTGAAACGCCTAATAGAAGTAAAGAAAGCCTTTGGAGACATTGAAAGGTTACAAGGTAAATATTCCAAGATATCCGACAGAATATCTGATTATCGGGATGAATTGGAAGAACTTAGGGATAAGGAATACGAAGTAAAGAAGATACAAAGGGAGATAGAACAAGTAGAATCTGAAATCAAAAGGCTATCTTCAGAAAAGCGGGTAGGAGTAAATAAGGGGTTAATAACCAAGTATAAAGCCCAGCTTTCGACCTTAACCAAGAAATTATCAACCATAGGAGAGAAAATGGAAAGTCAGAAGGAAAAGGTTGATAATTACAAATGGGTAATGGATGACCCTCTTGGGAACAGGGGTATAAAAGCATTCCTATTCGAGAGCTCAATGGATATTCTGAATGAAACACTTGAATCATACTCAGATGTACTTGGGTTCAGTATCTTATTCTATGTGGATATACAAGGAGTAAAGAAGGATTTTAATACCCAGATAATTATGGATGGTATAGAAGTATCATACGAGGAATTATCTGGTGGTCAAAAAACTTTGGTGAACATAGCTATGGTATTGGCTATGAATTCTATGATTCGTAGAAACTGTAGAATTAATGTGTTATTTTTGGATGAGGTTTTTGAGGGGTTAGATAGGGAATATTGTGATACGGTAAGTAAACTATTAGAAAAGATATCCATAACCGAAAAGCTAACAGTATTCATGGTAACTCATCAAGAGAGTATACCAATCAAGGCCAGAGTATTAACAGTCAAGAGGGACAAAGGCTTATCTTACTATAGTTAATAAAATTAACTAGTGGGTATGAGACAAGATAATGTTCCGGGATTCCCAGGTTATTATATTAGTAAAAGTGGTAGAGTATACAGTAGGTATATAAAAGGTAGTCATAAAATGTCTACTTCATTCCATCGCATACGGTGTTATCAAAGGAAAGGCGATGGTAGATATAAGATATCCTTAGTACATAAAGAAAAAGGTAAAATAAAATGCTATCGCAGTAGGTTAGTAGCATTGGCTTGGGTATGTAATACAAATCCTGAAGAGTATACTGAAGTATGTCACATAGATAACAACCCTTTGAATGATTACTACAAAAACCTTTATTGGGGCACCAAGAAAATGAATTCACAACAAATGGTTAAAGATGGTAGGTTGAAAACTATCTATGGTAAGAAACACAATAATCCCAACTATATGAAAAGAGGTTGGCATGTACACAGTAAAGTTAATGAAGAGGAGTTTAAGAAAATCATAAAGCTTAGAAAAAGGGGATTTACAAACAAGTATATAATTCAAAAACTTTCTCTGAAAATCACTTCAGCAGGTATCTCGAGTATTTATAAGAAATACCAAGAGGGGTATTATACTGGTATTGTACATTAGACTATTGGTATTAAACACTATCAAACATGAGAAAGAATAGTCGAAACAAAGGAAGCAGGTTCGAGCGTACTATAGCAAAGGCCTGGGAATCCTGGACAGGATATAAATTTTCTAGAACCCCAGGTTCAGGAGGATGGGCAAAGGCTAAGGATGCTATGGGAGATTTGGTATGTACTGATGAGAAACACTCACGTCGCTTCCCATTCTCAATCGAATGTAAAAACTATCAGGATATTAAGTTCGAACATATACTACTGGGACTTAAGAGCTGTAAAATTATATCCTTTTGGGAACAGGCTACAAAGGATGCTAAACGTGCAGGAAAAATACCCATACTCATCATGCGGTATAATTCTATGCCAAAAGGTGAAGCTTTCTTTATTGTGGAAGCTGGGGAAATAGATTCGTTCCTTATGGAAAATTGTTCAGAACTTTCCCGAATGGAGATAAAAACCCCAAAAGTACATTTAGCCGTGTACATGTTCAAAGAGATTCAACGATTGGTAACATATTCAGACGTATTCAAATACGCTCGTAAATTGAACAAGTAATATGAAAACCCCCTACGTGTATTGCATATTTAGGTTTGATAGGAAATTCTACAAGAGGATCAATTCTGATTTGAGATGTAGGGGGTATAAACACGTGAAAGCTATAGTACCAACAATAAGCGTACTTAAAAAATCTCGGAAAGGTAAGAATGAGTACGAGGATGTACCCTTATTGTTTAACTATGGGTTCATAAAGATGAAACCCGAAAAAGCTTTCGATAGGTATTATCTAAACAAACTCAAAAGGGATATCCCGGGCATACTGTCATTTATGAAGTCCTTGGACTACAGGCCTAAAAGAAAAAGGCTAAGGGTGGATAATGCCGAGGACTTTGATGATTACTCAGTAGTAGCTACTATAACCAAAGAAGAAGTAAAGAAATACCGTAGAATGTCTAAAGCAAACAAGATATTCTCGGTGAGTGATATTACTAGAGTTGCTATTGGGGATTATGTTGTATTAAGGGGATACCCCTTTGAGGGGATACCTGCAATCATACTTGAAAGTAATCTCACTACTAAGACCATGTTGGTAAAGCTATATCCTGAAATGGACGGTAGTTTGGAGATAGAAGTACCCATGGAAAATGTACTTTACTCAGCTTATCATGAATCAGATGAGTACAAGTTATATTCTACTGACTATGAAACTGATCTATCCCAGATTCCTGATGGTAGTACTGAGGATTTTCTAATGAATAAACAATACTAAATATGGAACGACACCAAGAATTAGCCTGGGATTGTTTGACTGAACCCGAAAAGAATAGCCTAATGTTTATTCAGGGCCGAGGGTTATCAACTTGGGAAGCAGGAGAAATTCTCAAGATGTCACATTACAAGTATTTAGAATTAAAGGCAAGAGCCGAGAAGTTCTTCAAACTATTCTCCGATTACTTTGAACTACATCCATCATTGGTAAATCCTCAATCACCTATAGAGCCAAGGTTCAGGGATTACCTATTCGGGGCCATGGTTAAAAGGTTATCTAAGGAAGAAGCTAAAATACATTCGGGAGATTCTTCATGGTTATTAACTTCTATAACTAACCTCCGTATCATAAATAATATGAAAAGATTGAAGGAATCAGAGAATAAATGGGACAAAGACCTTTACGCTCTGATTCTTGAGTTTGATAGGTGGAATAATTATCGGATACTCCCTCGGATATTGCAAGCCCCTACGGCATATAAGCGAAGATCTACTAAGAAGGATAAGGTATATCTATCCTACTTACACAGAATCCCCGACTTCAAAATAAGGCAATTGATAACCGAGTATTGGAAAAATGGTCCTTCAAGTAGAAGATACTTCACTGCTATCATATCAGAAGAACTTTTCTCTGAAGAAGATTACGGAGTAATGCCTATTAAACGTGAAGACGAGGTAATAAAGGCTATAACTGATTTAAGGATCTATATTTTCGAGAGTCAAGCTATTGCAGATACCTTTGGATTTTTGGCAACTCAATACTTTAAAAAAACTGTCGATAGTAAGGGGGGCTTGAAATTCTGGAAAGAATACAGGGAGGTCATACAGAAAGCTATTAACTACAAATCAATAAATAACATGGACTTTACCTGTGAAACTCTAGATACAGCCTATAAATTACGCAGGAAAAGAACTTTGAGAACGAACTCTTAGAATTTTTATATAATTATTTTGCAACTTCGAGAAATTTAATTATATTTGTATAACGAAATAAGAAAATAATTTTATACCTATATAAATATGCGCAAAAGTAAGAAAAAAGACAAAAGACCGTTAAAGCTCAACAAGGAGAAGCTAAAGGTCATGGGAAGTGGGTTAGAAAATATGACCTACAAGGACATGAAGAGAAGAGCAGTTGCTCTGGGCATGCCTTTCCCTGATGCTTGTTCAGCCGACTACAATGGACTGGCATCATGGATTCATCATTCGGATAATAAGCCGGATAATGCCCTCATCGATGAATACGATAAGTGGATGGACCAGCAATTAGAACTTGCTGGATATCCAAAGGATGACCCGATGAGGAATTATCAACTCAATCTTGGGTTCATCGGTGAGGATGCAGTCACTAAACAGAAAAAGACCAAACGGGTAAAGGGGTTGGAGAAACCCAAAAAACCCAAGAAAGAAAAGGATGATAATGGTCTTTGGAAAGGAACTAAGAAATCCTACGTATTCGAATTAACCTATAAGGGGTTATCAATCGACCGAATTACTCGGAGAGTGCAAAAGAGATTCCCGGATGCCAAAGAGAAATCCATTCAGCAATGGTATCGGGCAGCACTTCGTAAACAAAAGAAGGAGTAGAGATATATGCCACGAGTCTATAGGTTTAAAAATGCAGATGACTTCGAGGAATCCTGTTACAGATTAGGAATTCCATGGGTACCACCTCAGGTTATAAAATTGAACCGAAAGATGAAGCAAGAGTGGCAAAGGAAAGTACTCTGCGGGAAAATCAAGGTTCATAAATATAGGGAAAGGAATAAACGCTTTCTGGATAGATACAGGGAATGTCTAAAGGAAGCTACCAGAATTAACGGGGTAGTAGACCCGGATTCTTTACCCCCTGATGTAAGGGCATATTTCTTGGAAAAGAAGAGGAGGAGAGAATATCATAGAAGATTTGGAAAGGTTATCAAAGAAAGGGACATCAAGATTTACCTTCATAAATGGTATCCGTGGTCTTATAACTACAAGGGAGAACCAGCAGTAGTATTACAGGGATTCTATTCATTGAAGGCCGCTAGAAAAAGGTTTTTAACCTATTATGGCAGAGAGAATCTGAAAGCCGTACACTGGATAAAAGGAAAAACGGCATTAGAGAAGAAGTTTGTTATAGGTCAATCTCTACTCATTGCTGGAAAAAGAAAGAAGCCGATATCTAAGATATTGTTAACCGAGGTATACCGAAACTCGAAGTCTTCAGCCCAGAGGGAATTAGGGAAAAGAATTGCTCGGAAAAAAAGACTTGGCTCTCAACAGAAAGAAAAGTACTTTTTGAACTTGGTAGATAAGTTTAATTATGGAACAAAAGAATATAGAACTGTTCTCAAGCCTATTCCGGAAAAGCTTATTAAGCTATCGAAGGCTAAAGAGATTGAGTCAAAAAGAAAGAAGGCTCTTTACGAAGAGGAGTGACTTAACTTGGGATCAATTAAAAGTGGCATTAGCATATAAGGCTATGACCAAACGTTCTGTTATCAGTTCCATAAGATGGACTAAAAGACATTGGTCAGAATATCAAAAGGCAGTACTAAGAAGGTTGGGTGGAATGCCCATGGTGAGAAGAAGACTCGAACAGAAGTTTATTCTCAAAGAACTATTAACTCAGGGATTTGTACCAATATCCCAGTTCAAGATGAAAACCAAAACTGGATGGTATGCCTACATAATAACTAACCAAAAGGTATGCGGAGAACACTATATCTATCCTGAACACTTTGCACATGATTACCGAGCAAATAAAAAAGGCTACAGATATATAAGCGAAGCTTTTTCAGGGATAGGACAGGAAGGATATACAAGAATCTATTATACAGCATATAAAAATGGTTATGCAAAATGACGGTAGTAAATAAAAGGGAACCAGAAAACCCATGGGATGGAGTAAAACTTATAGTGGGGGTCAAAAGGTATTATACCGAAAATGATAATGCGGTAGATGATACCTACACTCAGGAAGGTGAACCTTTTGAAGTAAAAAACCAGAATGAGTTCACTCAGAAAGTAGAAGCTATCAGGGATAAAAATGTATTCTTGAAAGCTATGGCAGTCCAAGAAAACCGAGAGATATATACTCAAAAGTTTATCACGAAACTATAATCAATCAAACATTTTTCAAACACCTTTAATCAATTCAATTATGGCAAAGAAAAAAGCTGCAGCAAAAGAGGTAGAACGTAAGGTTCTCGGTAATGGAGTTATCCTCATCAAATACGATGACGGTTCCTATGCAATCCTGACTCCCATCTCGGCAGAAGATGCCGAGGAAATCTTCGGTGGGGAATCTGAGGACTCGGATGACGAAGATGAAGATGACGAGGAGGATGAAGACTCCGACGAAGATGACGAAGATTCCGATGAGGAAGAAGAGGACGAAGACGATGAGTCAGATGAAGACGAGGATTCGGACGACGAAGATGAGGACGAAGATGGCGACGAGGATGAAGATGAGGATGACGAAGTGACCCCGGAGGATCTGGCCGGGATGGACTTCGAAGCTCTCGAAGACCTCTGCGACGACAAAGAACTCGAAACTGACCCCGATGAATTCGACGAGGAAGACGTTGAAAAACTCCGCAAGGCAGTGGCCAAGGAACTGGGAATCACCCTGCCCAAAGCATCTAAGAAAGATACCAAGAAGAAAAAGAAGTAAGGTCATTCCGACTATAACAATTCCCGAGGGCTGCTATACTCTTTATTGATTAGCTGAAGATAATACCTGGTAAAGACGACATAATTTAGTTCGTTCATTCAGGTCAGCCCTTTTTAATTAAAACCCTAATCACAATAAAAATATGGCAACTAAGAAAAAGGCAGTAGAAGCAAAAGCTGCAAAAGAGGAAACGAAGAAGGGCGGTAAGAAAGAGATGACCGCTGAGGAGAAGAAGGCCAAACGAGAGGCCATGAAGGAGCGACTCAAGAACCGGGCACCTGGTCAGCGACCGAACAGCAAACAGTGCGATATCATCGACCTGGGCGGTGGAAACGTTGCAAAGACCTTCGCCATGAACGTCCGGAAGTACGGAGTTCTCATCACCTCGGTCGTAACCGACAAGGACGGCAAAGTTATCGCCGTATCGAATACCACCATTCCGGGGGTATCGGTTAAATCCAAGAAAGAGCACGGCACCCTGGTACCGAAGATGCCCGGCATGGGTAAGAAAGGGAAGGCTGCCGATGTCGAGGATGACGACGAGGACGAAGACGATGAGGAATAGGCCCGACGCTGCCTAACCATTTCGGACATCATTACTTGAGTCATGCAGGGGAGGCCCATCCGGAATACGATCGGGGGTTCTCCCCATTTTTGTATAAGGCCATGCAAGACGATGACAGCATTATATACCTGGCATTATGTAACCAGCTGCAATCATATCAGCTGTTGCTAGAGGAAGAAAAAGATATCTCTGAAGAAAATAGAATGATGACAGAGTATATTATCTCTAGAACAGAGGAATTGATTGATAAGTATGCCCAGAAAATAGGAAGTGACACCACTATTCAAAGACCTCAATGGGACAATTTAACTCCTCCGTCAAAGGGTTAATCTATCGGATTAAAGAACTAACCAAAATGGTTCAGGATATAGATACCAGATTATCTATGCCTGGACTGTCTCCTGGCAAAAGGCAGGCTTTAATCAAGGATAAGACCCTAAAAATAGGGAAGGTAAAATCTTTGGCAAAGCGCATAGAAGATTTGGCCAATGGGAACATCTTAACCATAATTTTTGAAAACAAAGACTCTGGTGAAAGGTTCAGAATTGTATATACCAACATATCTCAGGATGATGCGGTTGCCCATCTTAAGTTGATGGCAAATCTTCAGGGGATGGAAATAATCATCTCAGAGATAAAGGAAGTACAGACCAAAAACTCCCTAACCAAACTATAAACATGCAAAGGTAATTCAAACCAGTTTTCATTTAATCAACTCAACAACAATGGCAAAAGACATCAGCAAGAAGGACCTGGCCGCAAAGAAGGCACGCCGGGCTCAGAAAGAAATGCTGGCCTACATGGAAGAGAACAATCTCGACCCCAAGAAAGATTGGACGGGCCACAAGAAGCATGGAAAGAAAATTCAGGCATGGATAGACATCATCAATCTTGGGAACAAAAAGGCCCGGGCAGCTACGGAAGAGAAGGCCCTAGAGAAGGCAAAGAAAAACCAGAAGCCCGAGGCTCATCCCAAGAAGGAAAAGGTCACCAGCACTCCCAATGCCTACGACTACCCAATGGTAGATGGCAAGGAGATGACCTCTGACCAGAAGAAGAAGTACCGCCAGAAGATGCGTACTCTTCTGAAAACCATGTCCAAGGAGAAGGCCGAGGCCGAAGGCAAGAAGTATGCTGCAGAGCTGGCTTCAGGTACTTCGGTAGCTCCCAAGAAGGAGAAGGCAAAGAAGGAAGAGCCTTCCAATAAGGAGAAGTCCAAGGAGAAGAAGGCCGACAAACCTTCGAAAGAAGGCAAGGATAAGAAGAAGAAAAAGGTTTCCAAAGAGGAAGATTAGTATTTCATAATTGTATGGCTTCTTTCCTGACCCCGGATTATTCTATAGTCCGGGGTTCTTTGTTAGATATACCTCAAAAACTCCATTGAATTTTATTTGCATATTATTATATAAATTTATATATTTGCATAAAGATAAAAATAAATATAAACCCTAAAAACTAAAAGATTATGATGAAGTCACTAGCTATCGAGTTATTTAAGGATGAGAATTCTAAACCTTATTCTTTCAAGAGCAAAGCCATGGATAGGGTATTGTTTTGAAGGTGGTGATAAAATTCCAGATACTTTCAATAGAATACGTATTGCCCCTTTCGGAGAGAGTACTAGAAATTCTGAGCACCTGATAGAAATAACCCTGAGCCAAGAAGGGTATATTTATATGGTAATACCCGAAGGATATACCATATCCAGACTAGTTGGAGGCGAAATCAAGCTAATACCTAATAGTAACAAATAGATGGAAACAAGAATTACCAGAAAGTCTATCAAGATCCACTTAAAAAGACCATTATCCGCCCAGGAAATTTGGAATCGGATAATGGACATTCAAATTCAGGCGCTGGAATCCCTTTTAGAGGATAAGAGCTTAGATAAATGGAAAATTATATTCCCCTGCTATGGGACTTCTCTAGAAGCGGTGGAATCCATGGCCAGAGAATATATAGCTGCCTTTCAAAGGGTTCAGGGAGATACCTTTAATAATAGGTATGAAGATATTGAAACCATACTGGTAAAGGGATTAAATAACAGGTGGTTCAATACTATAATGAGTACACTTTATATGATGGAAGAGGACTTGATGGAAATGAGTTCTGATTCTGTCTTCACTCTCTGGGATATTTTCTTCACATGCCAGGCATTGCGTAAAGAAAATCATGTGGTAACCATGGGACTTAACACTTTTGAGCTTAAAGGACAGTAAAGATGAAAGAAACATTTAACATCACAAGTTCATCCAGGATAGAGAAGATAGTGATGGATGATGAAACCCGGGATATCATTATCACCTTCAAAGGGGAGAAGGTATACCGATATCATTCAGTATCTGAATTCGATTTTAAGACCTTCAAGGAGGATATCCAAAACGGAGAATCCGTGGGTAAGACCTTTGAAAAGAGAATCCGGAATAAATACGCAGGCAAAAGATTATGAAAAGATATTACACATCCGACGGGGAACCCGATGAAGCTAAAACCCTTTGGGAAGCTGTGAAGAAAGGGATAATAGGGGTATCAGCCTTCTGCGTAGTTTGCATGCTGTGGGATGCTAAAACAGTTCCCCCTACCCCCGATGCAACTCCGCATTGGAAAAACTGGGATGGATCAAGGCACTTATCCGAAGTTAAAAGTTACGATTACTCAAATGGTATCATTCATTATCGAGATGAATATGTTGAGAGACCCAAGGAGTTCAATCTTCATGGGTCTTCTGGTAATTATAATCCTGGCATAACTCTACAAACATCAGGGGCATCCGTTTATCTGGATATGGATGTAGAAGAATTACTGGATCAGTTAACCGAAGATGCAGACTTCTATGAATACTTCGAACGAAATATGGATTAATATGGCAGGTTTAATTAAATTCAGGGTGAACAAGTATGTTCATGGTACAAGAGGTAAAAACGTATTTGAATTCAAGCCAAAGGCCCAGATTATATTTGAAGGCAAAAGGATAGGCCACATAATAGATAAGGAAGTATATTTCTATATAAGGGTGAATAGCCCGGCTTTCAACTATATACCAGAGTTGTGGAGAACTTTCCCTACCCATCAGGAAGCCAAGGAAGCAGTGATAACCCAAGCAGAATATATCTGGAAAACCCTGAACATCTATCATCCACTTAAAACCTTAGCACCAAACTACGGACTATGGGAGTAAAACAAACAAATAGCTGGGTATGGAAGAAGATATTCGGCATGACACTTCTGGGATGGATAAATATCCTGATACTGCAATGGCTATTCATCCGATTATCCTATCATTGGGTGTATGTAGATTCTATGGATGATTCTAAGGTCTGGGATGAGGATAAACAGAAATGGGTTACAAGAACTAATTGCTATTATTACTATGGTATAATCGGATGTATCTTACCTCTAACCGGATGGTGGGGAGATTATGTAATGCCTTTCAAGTTTAAAATCCGTTTAACTAAAGTAAAGGAGTATTATGAATAAAGTTTTTAAGATTATCTTGGTAGTATTAATCCTTCTGCCCCTTGCCTGGGCAATTGGCCTTACAATTTTCAATCAGAATCAAGCTAAGGCCGCTGATATAAGGTTACTGAAAGTACAGAAGGTAGACTATGATATATTGTTTAAAGGTCTTGATAGTGAAATAAAGGCCTATGGATATTATCTAACTAAAGCCGATGGCACTAAGATATTATTGGTAGTTAATCCCGAAGGCGGTGTAATAGAAATACAAAGATGAGTACAGTAGAATTTAAGACTGCTTGTGCAGCACATCGCAAGTGTTGTCCTTACAAAGCAACGGGCATGACCAAGTGTGGTGCCAATGAAAACATTACACCTGACGGGAAATGCCCCACTAAAGACTGCCATTATATGGCCCAATTCAAAAGGGTACTCAAAAAGTTATCAGAGAAATGAAGCCATCAACTGTCGCTGAAACTTACAATGAGCTTATGGGCCCTGAATCTCTGGTTAAATCCGTAGAGATTCAAGATGACGGATTCAGACAAAATGTCTATGTTAACATGTATAGAAAACAAGCCCAATGCTTAGAATACCTGGAGATTACCTGTACCATAAACGAACCTCTAAAGAATTAGTGAAATAATTTGCAGGGGTTGATTTTTATATCTATATTTGCATAAACAATAAAGGAGAAAAGCTATAAGAGGTTAACACACCAGAAGCCAAGAACACAACCTCAAAGAAAATGATAAAAATATTTGCAAATATAGAAAAGTTCCCCTATATTTGCATTAGGAAATAAGAAATAAAACAACTTTTAATTTAATGTTAAACTTTTAAAATTGTAAGCCATGAAAAAGAACAAGAACAACAAGGCTCAGAAACTGGAAAAGGTAGATCTGGTAGAGGGTATCAATAACCTCATCGAAGAGAAGGCCGAAAAGGTGAAGAAATCCAAGAAAATCCTTAATGGGGAGGCCAAAGAGAAGAAGGTCAAGAAGACCAAGAAAGAAAAACTGGTTGATAAGACCAAGAAAAAGGTAGAAGCCAACCTCGTAGAGGAAGTGGTAACCAAAAGGGAAGTCAAATACATTTACCCTGCTGATTGCGAGGACACCCTTTCCAGGAAGAAGTTCCGGCAGCAGGTCCGAAACAAGATCCATCAGCTGGAGCTGGCAATGCTCCGAATCGAGAACCAGAATTCTAAGGAATTCAAGAAAGCCAAGAAGGAATACCTGGAATACAAGAACCAATTTATCAAGGAATCCGTTGCAATCTAATCTTTCATAGTAGGAGAGGGGTACAGGGCTACAGCTCTGACCCCTTAGTATAATCACCCTTTAATAGTATGAAAGATTATGATTGTTGGCTTACCAGAGAAAGTAATTCAGAAAGTAGATAAGGAATTGCTTGAATTACACAAAGAAGTTCTTAGATCCTACCTAACGCAACGGAACCTTAAACACAAACATCAAAAGAAATTCTTTCGGCTATACGATTATTACATTTCGGAGAAGAATATAAGGAGATTCTTTTTCCGATCCGCTAAGCTATTCGTATATGCTTTAGTGACTAATCGATTGGATGATATCGAAGATTATGTGCCCTTAAAAGATAAGAATCATGTTTCCAGAAAGAGTAAAAAGCATAACGCTTGATAAATCCCGTATCACTTATTACCTTCAATCTTCGGGAGGGGTACAGTCCCAAATGGAATACCCTATCAATCCTGAATTATATCAGGTAGAGGATTTGGCATTTGATTGCGGGATAAGGTCAAATCAATATATCCCAGATTATGCCATTAAGGGGTATTTTAAGGTAGACGAAAATATGTTACATCCGATCTTCATTGAAAATACCCAAGGGCCTCACCTATTATATATTTCAGGCATGCCCAGGAATATTCCGGTAGAGGAAAAAAATAAGTTCAGGTTCCCCAACCCTATTTGGTTATCCTATTGGGAAGATAGGTATATAGGTTACCTTTTCCAGGTAGTAACTAGAGAATCAGCATTAAAACACGTAATAAATATAACCCGTAAATAATAAGACACTATGAAAACTGCCGAGTATGTAAAACAGTTCAAATTGGACAAACCCAATTACAATTTTAACCGAGAAAAATTCATGGAGGCCTTTGGCCAAGAATTTAAGGACCGAATTGAGGCAATGATAACGGCATGTAAAAAGATGCAGGTGCAGTTCACTTACGAGAAGTTCTTGCATGCCGTCAAAGAGCAACAGGATAAATTCTGGAATATATCCAAGAAAAAACTGGGAGAGCCCTTTTCGGATAAATTATTCTCAGCCTTTTTTGCCCTACACGTAATACCCTTAAGGGCAACTCTTTTCCCTAACATTCATGCAGAGTTGGAAGAGAAACATAAACAGGCCCTTGAAAGAGAAGCTAAATTTAGGGCCGAAGAAGAAGAACGGCAAAGGGAGGCAAAGGAAAGGGAGAAAAGGGCAAGGCCTTTATTAAATGCCATAATTGCCTACGGAGTTGCCCAAAAAATGGCAAAGGAGGGTAAGGTAAAGGCTGCTAAAGTAAAGGGAAAAAGATAAATCCTAATAATACAAGACTCTAAAGTTACTAGGATCCTATGGATAATTTATTAGCCTTAACAGTTATGGTGGAAGGAGAAATCCTGAAAACCTATAAGGATGCCGGGGAAAGTGATGTAAAGTACTCTATAGAGAATAAGTCTAATTCCCTTACGGTAGAGGTATTATATCCCAAACATATAAACCAGCTGTTTTCAGGGGTTTGGGCACTGAGTAGTAAGCTTAAGTTTGAGAATCATATAGAAGATTTTAATATCTCTATAAGCTCCTTCAAATTAGTAGTAAGCCTATTCAAGTGATCCAGCAACCTGAATATTAAGGAGTTAATTTAAAAGGCCCTTTCTATAAATTGGGCCTTTTATTTTACCCTTATAATTAACTATAGAGTTTAACTATTAGATACCAAAATCAAATTCTATGAAAAGGTTAAAAATAGTTCCTCGATTCCCGAGAGGATTAGGGATAACTCAATTAGCTATACAAGCTAATGCGGGAGATGATGAAGCCCTCAAGGATATCACCAAATTTATCATTCACACCTGGATTGTCAACAATGGGAGATTATGGGCAAAGGCTTATTCAGTGCATGAGCTGGCAGATTTTTTGAAATGTGAACCAGCAATTATCCAGATGCAAATGAAACAAACGTTTCTAGACAACGGCCTATTTGACCGTAACAAGATGGAAGAAATCGCTGATTCATTGATGGGGGCTTGTATAGGCTGGGCACTTGAGGATCGTATGGAAATAAGCCAACAGCTTCAAATACTCCGGGATTGTCAGGGAGGAAAGTATGCTCCTTTCATAACCTCTGAAGTAAATAAAGCTATCGGGTTAAAACAACAATCTACAACTTCTCTTCAGAGTCTGGTAAGAGCCATATCCGGAGGTGGTACTGTGAATATTTTCAATCAACAGAACAATCAATTCAACAATGGAGTATCTGAAGAACAGACTTTAACTCGGGATGAAGCTATGACTCTGATCCAAAAAGAGATTGCCAATAAGGGAGGTATAAAAGAGTTAGAGTATGTAGAAAATCAGTATGACTTCAAAGAATTGCCCGTTGTAGTTGCAACTAAACAAGAAGGTAATAGGGGAGATAAAGAAGGATTAACTCTCAGAAAGGCCGAATTAGATAGCGTAACAGCAGACTATCATGGTGCCTTAAAAGCCTTTGATGAAGATCATCACCAAATCCGACGAGAAATCGAAGAGGGGATAGACTATGAAGAAATCGACCCAGAACTCGAGGATAACCCCGAAATTTAATTTGCAAATATTGATTTAATTCGTTATATTTGCATATCGAATAAAAATAATAAAACTATGGATTTAATAATTCAGGCAAGAGGGGCTAAGATTACTATCGAGGTTGATGGTAAATTAAGGGTAGTATCAGCAGATGATAAGGAAGTGAAATTCTACATTTCGGGTGAAGAAGATATCCGAGAAGCCTCTAAAAAATTAACATCTTTCAATATCTGGCACAATCCCTACCCTCATTATTTGGGTATTCCCTTTGAAGTAGGAGATTTAGAACCGAGATATAAAGCCGAAATTCAATTCAATCTATAATTAAACACCCACTATGAAAGAAATTCTAAATGCAACCAAAGTAGTTGACAAGGTTAATCAACTAATCTCTGAGGGTAAGAAAATCAAGGTATTCGGTTTACCCTATCCCCCCTATCAGGAGGATATTGTATTCACAGATACTAAGGTGAATCGACAGGGATGGTTATGCACTAACAGCAAAGTAACTCTGTCAGTAGCTGCATGTGCAACCAAGATAAAGATACATACCATTACAGGTTGGTCTAATCTTTTCAAGTACATGGAAAAGGGTAGATATGTAGATACCATTAGTGAGGATGGTAAATACATCGGAATGTTCATCACAGAAGATATATGTCCTGGCATGCTTCTGGGTGCATTCGATACTGATAAGCTCATAAACTTGGGTATGATATTGGATGTAACCGATAATGAAGAGGGAACTCTTCGTACAGTGACTTCCATAAATAGGGACTTCAGTGAAGGGCTTTATCATTTTCCCTCTCATACTCCCGAGGAAAATGGAAAATACTTTGTATTTGATCGGATAATGTAATATTAACCCTTTATAACTATGCACACTAATAATAAGATCAATCTTTTAATCAGGGCTAGTAGACTCTACTGTCGACCCAAATATCTTGAATTCAATTCAGGGTATTATCCCCAGATCGGATACATTATCAGAGGTTTTATCAATAAGATATTCGGTACAAACCCCCTGGAAAGAATGGTGAAAATATCGATATTACCTCAATTTCGGACTGTATTCACCAGTAATAACTACTACACTAAATATGTGGGGATAACAATAAATGTAGTATTCCCCGATACTTCGGAATTGAATTTTGAATTATGGGCTGAACCCCCTATCATTAATGCTTGGACTCATTCATATAAGCCTAAACCTGTACCAACTAAGGCTTAATTTAATAAAGACCATTAGACCTCTTATCTAGAGGTCTTTTTTGTTTTACTAATAAAACTAGACCTAAATGGGAACTAAAGTTTCTAGAATCTATCCCCACCTATAGATACCGGGAAGTTTTATTTGCATATATAATATATTATATCTATATTTGTATAAAGAAATAAAATAAACCCTAAAATAATTTAGAGTATGGAAAAGAAAACAATTAAGGACCTGAAAAGGGGAGAATACTTTACCCTTAGTTCAATCGAAGAGCCTCAGGAATCTCAGGTATGGGTCCGAGGAGAATATATACCTGAAGCAAAAGCCTACAGTACCTATAAATGGGCAGATACCAATCATGAAGTACTCCGTAAAGGTAATAAGGAAGTCTACATAGATTTCACCTTCTAAACTTAACTAATATGGCACAGAAAAGATATAAATTACTCATTTGGTTCTACCTGAAGAATCATACTTATCATAAAACCATACATGCAGCTCATGATATGGAGGTAGAACTTGCCAGGAAAGTAGATGTAGCCAAATGGGTAGATGAAAATGATGAGAGTATTGCCAAAGTATATCTCATTGACCGGGTAAAAGATACCAGAGAAACGGTAATCAAAAGAACCATAGAAATGACCATATATTAAAATTCAAGATTATGACAAGAATGACTTCAAGTTACACAGTAGAAGACCTGATAGGTGCATTAGAAGAAATGGACCCTCAGGCACCAGTAATGGTCGCAGTTCAGCCTACCTGGCCTTTTGAACATACCATTACCGGGGTAGTAAGCGATTGTAACGGTATAGTATACCTTGCATCCAAACAACATGGATATTTACCTCAGGAGGCTAAAGATGCCTTTGAGAATGCTGGGATACCATTCTCAGACCGATGACTTTAATTTGCAAATATGGATTTAATATATTATATTTGCAATAAGAAAAATATAAAACCCTGCAATTATGGAAGATTATAAAAAAGTTATGCTCTCAGGTCTCAAGGAATCATGCAACTTGGGAAAGATTTATGAAGAGGAAGTAGATTGCATCAAGGAAGCAATCGAGGACACCTATGCCGAGATGATGGAAGAACTGGATTCCCGACTGGGATTGGAACTCTACGATTATAAAGTAGAGATTAAATATGACCAGGACCGGATTCCTCAGTCATACAAGCATACTCTCCTGGTCAAGTACAATGAATCAGAGGGAGCAATCAAAATGAATTTCCGGGGAGTATTAAACCAATTGAAGGAGATTCTCTCTACCGGAGATGATGAAGTACTGGTAAGTGGTTGCAACCTTGGATTGGTAATAACCATCATGGCATGAGTTCAATCAATAAAATATGTAGAGAATACAACTGGGTATGTAAACATATCAAAGGGCCTCTCTACAGGATAAAAATGCAGGAGTTATATGCGGAAGCTAATAAAGCTATGAAAGACCCCGAGTTAACTCCTGAACAGAAACTAAAGTTAATCGGTATCAGAGACTTATTAAAATCCAAGCTATGAAAGTATACGAATTAGCAGAGTATCTAATAGGGTTAGAACCAGAGGAAGAAGTTAGGTTATTAGAGAACTTAGAACCCAACCAAGATGGTCTCATTAAAACCATAGATCTGACTCCGAGCATAATGTTCAACAAGCTAACTGGAGAAAGGGTTCTAGCCCTGATAAAATCAGATCAATTGGAGAAAGCTGTTAAAAATGGCATAATTATACCACAAACCTTTAAAGATCAATTGTCATGAATGAAAACAACAACCAGTCGGTATTCCCGATTATCGTAACTGTACTTATCATTGCAGGATTGATAGCTGCAGTAGCCTATGATTGGCATTACAGAACCCATCGACATCCCAAGAATCCCATGGAGGACATCATCCAAGTCACCAAACCTGTACTAAGGGTCAACGGAGACGGGAGCTACTACATCTCCAATGAAACCCAATACTACAGGGTGAAAACTGAACAAGAGGCAGAAGCTCTCAAGGAAAGCCTTCAAAAGAAAAGAGAAGATCTTGAAAAACAGGTTCAACAACAGCAAAATCTCAACATAAACCATAATATCCATATCACGGTAGAGGATGACACTTGGTAAAGGCCATCAATATTTATTTGCAAATATAAATTAAAAAAATCGTTATATTTGTATAAAGAAAAAAGAATAATATAAAACATTCAAAGCCATGAAAAAGAGTCCCGATCTCCACCTCTTCCTCCTCAAAAAAGTCCATGGATGGTGCAAAAGAAATAACCTGACAAATTACGAAATGTATTTCCAATGCACATTCAGAGAATTTCTCCAAAGATATGGTATGCTCCTCACAAAGATTGAGACCAGAAACAATCAATATAAAGGTCATCACACTTTCACCTTTACACCAGCTCCGGGTGCAGAAATATTCGGAGGTACAAACATAGATTTGGAATCGGTACTGGATACGTACTACTCAGGATATATGGATTACTTCGAATATGAAGAGACATCGGTGATTCGCAATCACAAGGGTATTATTTCTATCCGCTGCTACTACCTAATCTAGTAACTCAAAGATAACAGGAATAGAAAACTAAGCAACACTAAAAACTAAATCACTATGAAAGACATTCTAGTACATTACACCCATCCTGAAGAGAATAAGGATACGGGACTCTACACCGAGGTTGAACACAAAGGATATATCCAACAGTGGTACTTGGGCCCGGGATATAAAATGGCAGTGATCCTGAACACCAGGGGAAATTCCAATTGATATCCATGGATAAAATCTGGGTAAACCCAGAAGATATGCCCCAAAACAAATAAAACTATGAAAATCAAATTCACATCCTTATCTAATTCCTCTCCCAGAGAATGGATATTGATCCCAACCATAATCATCACATCCGAAATCCCATTCTACATCCTCCTTTCCTGGTTAAGATGGTATATAGAATTTGACTTCTTTTCAACCCACAAATCCAAATAACCCATGAAGAAACCAAGAAAAATCAAAATCTCAAGGGATATGGCAATCATAATAGCCTCAAACCACAACAACATCCCAATCCAAAAGGCTAAGGAATATACAGATTCCGAACTAAGGGGAGTATTAAGGCATCTGAACCTAAAGCCAGGCTTCTAATACCCCTAACCCCCCCCCAAACAAAGAAAAATCCCAAATATCAATACAATCCTTAATATAACATCCATATATAAGGGCTTAGATAAATATCTATACTTATAATCATCAATCATATAAGGCTTTTAAGGTTGGCTTTTATCTTAGAGGCCTTTTATTTGTGTGTTCAGATAGGGCAAAAGTTAACAAGCAGTCGGTAATACGGGTCTGGACGACGAAGAAGTCCAAGGGCCATAAAATCGGGGTGAGGAAAAAATTTTGGGTAGGGCAATCTTAAGGCCTCACTGTGTACCCTATGAGCTCTGGAGCTATCTATGTTACTATACGTATTAGCTAACCAGACTTAGGGCCCTAAGACCAGGAACAAGGCCTCCAAGGTGTACCTTTAAGGTGCCTAAACCCCTACCTTAATCAAGCCTATATATATATATATAATAATAATAAGTATATTAGGATTTAGGTTAAGGCCCCTAGCTAAGGCCTTTTCGATAAAGAGACATTAGGCCCTTTGACTCTTGATATCTACAACTTGACTCTCTATTCAGATTGGTACACTGATGGTACCATTAAGGGCCTTAATCCTAAAGAATACAATCTATATTATATATATATATATATGCGAGTCTTTTAGGGGATTTTGGAACAGGTGTCTAAAATCGATATGCCAGGAATAGAGTATTGGAGATTTGATTTCTCAAGTTAAGGCTTAGTTAGGGCACATTTAGGGTACCTTTTAAGGCCATAAACTACCTTTAAGGTAGGCCTTAAAGAATTATTTGCATATTAAAAATATTATGATTATATTTGTATAAAGAAAAAGAAATAATAAACCCTAAAACATTTAAGGCCATGAAAAGAATCAGAAAGGTAATCCTAATATCCCTACTCTTAACGATGGGATTCATTATCGGAGCTTTGGTTACAATATATACCCAAGAGGTATATAACCATCCCAATGTAAATAAGGCCTTCGAGGTTAAGGCCTTTGGTCAATACTTTATATACGAATAATCCTTAAATCCATAAAGCCATGCTTAATTCTAAAGACTTTACCACTGCCCTGGAAATTATCTCCAAACATCATTCAACCGAATTGGCCATCAATACTCCTAAGGATAACTTCGTGGGATATATGGGTCAATCGGAATTCAGGTTGCATATTAAGAAATGTGTACCCTCGGTAGTTAATAATTTGATTCAGGCAGGTTATATCCTGAATATGGAACCTGAAGGATTGGAGGTCGATAAGATTTAACCTTCGTTTGCTTTCAAGGTTGGGCCCCGCTTTTAGGGGCCTTTTTATATTGGTATATGGTTAAGGCCTTATATCGCTTTTAGTGGCTTGGCTTATAGGCCTTTTATATTATAGGTTAAGGTACCTATATGGTACCCAACCAGGCCTTCAGATATTATATAATATAGGGGGAATGAATGCAATGAAAGGTGTATCCCAATGCAAGCAGGGGCATATCATAGAAACTTAAGACTTACGGAATATAGTTTACTTGTTTATAAAACTAAGAACTTCTAGATTATGAAAGGCAGGGTACCCAATCCTAAGCCAACCCTGGGAACTTCAGGTTGAAAATAAAGGCAATGCAGGGTAGGAGCTAAGGCCTTAATTCATTTCGGACATATAGGACTCAACCCAGGAGCTAAGACCATTTTAAGAACCGAACATTAAGACCTTCTATCAGAACCTTCTTTCAGGTACCCTGATGGTGCCAAGAAGGCCCACAAAGCAATTCCCATGCCAGGAATGTCCAGAAATAGTTCCCAGAAAGTTTTATGAAAATAAATGCTTCCGGGGCCACCAATTATAAATATTTGTTGTATATTTGTAATGCAGAAAAGAACTAATAAAAGTTAAACCAATTTTAAAAAATTTTACTATTATGAAAGCAAATGAAATTTTAGCAATCGGCAATGAAATTTTTTCGACCAACGAAAGAAAATCTATTTACAAAAAAGAAATTTTTGCAGAGTGCAAAACCGACAAAGAAAAGAAAAATTTGCGTATGAAATTGCGTAAAAAGTTAGATAACTTTATTGCCGAAAGCATTGCATCGGCAAAGCAACCCGCCAAGTTGGCCGAACTCCGCAAGGCATGGCAATCCTATGCCACTCAGGTATATATTAACTCCACTGCAATAGTGGATGCCAATGCCAACACGGAGAAACGGAAATCCATCACCGACTTCCTTGCACTTATGCAACCGGCAAAGGGGGGTAAATAAAACCCCTACCGGGGTAATACCAAAGGGGACAAACCAAAATTTGTCCCCTATTTTTAATAAAATTTATTTTTGCGATAGGGACACCGTGGTCCCTTTTTTATGCAAGGACTTTTTGGGCTCCTCGCATTAAGGGATTCCTGAATTATCCATTACCCTTAGCTCCTCCTGAAAGGCACCCACCGAATGGGCACATAACCACATCCCCCCCTCTCCCTACACAAAATAAAGAACCCTACCAAAGGCTCTTCATAAAATTTTTCCAGGATATTTTTAGGCTCCTATTATAAGGCTCATGATTTAGCCTTATATATCCCTATAAGTCTATCAAAAGCCTTAACCCTTACTTCACTATCCCACCTACTCCACCAAAATATTTCTCGAAGGGTCAACTTATGGTTTTGAAATTCCCTATAAGCCTCAGTAGTTTTATCCCCACCCAAGAACTCAAAGTTAAATTCAGGGATAAGTATAAAAGGCCATTCAGGATTGTACAATAGTTTATTATCAAATATTTTTGACTCATGTCCCATATTCTGTAAGATACAAATCAAAGACTTCTCTAATTCTGAATCCCTTAATACAGCCAATTTGAATGACTTGCACATTCCACAATTAAAAAATGGTATTCATATAAATCTCCTTGGCTTTGGTTATCCATTCCAGGATAATCCTATTCTTTTCTTTCTGTTCCATGATTAGGCATAGGGTTTAATTATAACTATTGTAAGGAATAATACCAGAATGCAAATTGTTCCAAATATGAATAACTCACCTATTATTTGTAATAATTTACTAGAATGTTTCTGCAACGAGCAAAGGACCCCACCCATTATTCCCAATGTGAGTGTGAATCCCATAAGGAAGAAAAGGATATGAAATAAAAACCTTACCATATCACCAAGTTGTTAGAATGTATTTACCATTTTTAATCTCTATTTGATATCTCCATACCCCTATTTTAATAAGGGGTATCTTGCCTTCATTTAATCCGTTGTGTATAGAATTCTTCAAGTCTTCCATTAACCCCTCTAAGGTATCAAATGTTTCTTCCATATTGAGAATGAATTTTAAAGATATGGATCTGGGATAATCATTTCGGTAGAGGATTCACACAAAGAAAGGTGGGTATCAATCCCACCTTTTATATAATTAAGTATTAGAACGTGACGTGGAAATTACCGATGGGATGAGAATCATCCGGTATATTGATATAAAACATGGATGATGTTGCCTTATCTTTAGCATATATATCAAGGCCCCATCCATCAGCTGTCATCCATGAGGTGTAGTTTAATTGTATGGATGTATTGAGGTACATATTGGCATAGTTATTGGGGTCACTGAATCCCCTCCACAACCACTGCAAACCGTCGGAGGGCATAACCTGAGTCACCTTGCTAGTAAGGGTATCCCTTTCTCTCATGTATATCGGAGGGGTTATCCTGAATATCTCTCCCCTATTGTGACTCATAGTAGTGATATATACTTCAGGCACCTCCATTATGATATCATCCCAGCAGGTAATGGGACCTCTCCATTCGATATTTGAAACTTGGGGATCCTTAGCTTGCCATAATAACCATCTGGATTCATCTCCCAGGTAAAAATCTCCGATAGTGGACATACTACCTGAATCTATGAGTTGCATTTGGATTTTACAGGTCCGATAGGCATTAGCAGGGGGAGTGGTTATGCTAAAGTCTCCGTATCCTTTGGCATCCGTTAGGAGATTCAGTATCACCGAAGGATTTATGTTCTCCTGAATTGCTCCTGAGCCAATAGAGGTATAGGTGGGAGTTATGGCCGAGAACGATGTAACCATAACTACATATAATTGATATATGTGATTGGGTGTGCCCATGAATCTGAATTCTATCGGGGTGTTTTCTTGTTCGTACCCATAATTTGGGATATACATTTTGACTGCACCCTTTAAGCCGGTTTTACTGATTACTCCCAGGTTGTTGTATTGGGTGCTGTTTTTGGTTTTCACATAAAGGGCGTTTTGAATAAAACTCTGCCTGATAGGCACGTTTTGGGAATGAAATAGTAACATAGTCTTTCTAGTTAAGGTTCTTTATATACGCATAAAAGTATTTCTTAGAAGAAATACTTTTACCCTTAAACACTAAGGTTATGCTATTATTTCACTCTCAAAACGTACCTGTTGAAAATAAAAACTTAGTTAAAAACGGGTTAAGATGGAAGGCCATAGTGGGTGAGGGGGGTTATTGGACATCCGGAAACTTCTTACTTGATTACCCTGCTGAAACCCGGTTGACGGTCACTTTCTATAACAGTTGGGGTACCTATTGTAAATTGACGGTATTGGAGGGTAGTTCCTCATCAAGCTTAATATTCCCGAGCTGGAGTATAGACAATAAGATCACAAGTATTCGTGATGTTACAATCACTCCTGTTAGTGATGATAAATACGTATACTATTACAGGGGAGTTGCAATATAATCAGACAACATAAAAGGTAGGAGATTCTCCTACCTTTTATTGTATGTGGTAATTATTATTGTTCGGATCACTGGGCTTTGGCCCTCTGTTTCAAATAAAACTTGGTTTCTACAAATAAATAGGGATAATCCTTATTGTCAGGGTCATATACCAAAGTATAATCTACCCCTCTGACATTAGCCCTCATATAATGTAACTCTTTCCAGGATTCATCATTCAAATTTTTGATGACTTGATCAAAGGAAGGAACAAAACCCACCCTCTTTCTGACATATTGTTTCTGGGTTCTTAGTGTGCCTTTACCCACTTCTTCATAGAACATCTCTTCTACTATTCCTCCAGTTGCATAGAACTGATCCGGCGTATAAACTTTCACTGCCATTTTATAATAACTTTATCAAGGTTCCCAAATATCAAAGGATTGATCTCGATTTGTAGTGATCACTAAATCGTGGCTTTCTCTCTTTACCCTTAATTTTGAATACACTATGCCGTATTTCTTATAAAGGTTCACCTCGGTTTCGGTTATAATATTCTCGATATTACCCTTTAACCTGCTACTGAATTTTTGGGGTTGACCATTTATCAGAGAATTTATCTTTCCAGAGAGTCTATCTAAAATTAAACTGGGAATATCACCATCTATGATTATATTCTCTATATAAGCATCCCATACGGGAATATCCCTCTTTTCCTGGTCACTTACTCTTGGGAGAATTATCTCGGTATTATTTCGTTTTATTGCCATTTTTGAAAAGCACTTTGAAAGTTAGGGTGAATAGCCCTATGATCACTGCTGGGCTCACTGTCCAAATAAGGAATAAAACTCCATACCTAACTGGATTGGAAGCTTTTTTAAGAGGAGTTTCCTCTATTACGCTCCGGATAAATAGGCAGAATATGAACCCGAGAGTGTAGAATACCAAAAGAGTATAACCTAACCAGGCCGGAGCTGGGCTAGTATTCATTAAGATATCAGACATGATATGATTATTATGATGGTGATACAGACGATTAGTGTTTTTATGGCTTCTTTCTTACCTTTGGACCAAGACTCATTACCCTCATATTCCTTGTTTACTCCTTTCAGAGCTTTCCAAGTCATTCCTCCACAGTATGCAGAGTAACTAATGATGTTAACTATGGCCCAATTAAGTAAGAAGCGTATCATTTTCCTTCGATTTTTTTGAGAATACGGCTGATTTTGGCAGCTGCATACCTTATTATGTCGGGATTTTCTATCCCTTTCTTGTTGATAGTAGCTAATTTCTCCAGACCACGGTTCAAAGTTCTCTGAGCTATCAGAGTTTTATACTTCTCTTCGTTAAAAACCTCGATTTGATACTTAGAATTGAGAGGATGAAGAGTCCTATCAGTTCTGATACCATTCTCAAGGGTGTAAATTCCCTTTTTCCTCTCCTTAATCGCCGTCTTTTCAAAGAAGGCAGGGCCTGTTACCAGTAGTAAATCACCAACTTTCATGAGTTTTGTTATTATTTTAATGCAATATAGGATAGTATTTTGCAAGACCTTCGTGTATATCTATATAAACCTTATTTTCAATGAATGTTTTAGGTGTCTGTGGAGCTCAAGGAGCTCTGTTATTTGAGTTTAAGAAGCATCTTGTAGCCAATGTAGAGCCAAGAGCAGTATTTCACTCCAAAAAAGAGGAGCAATGGAAGCTCAATTTCGGGGATATACCCTTTGTAAGGTCTTTAGAGGAGGTAAAAGCTCAAAAAATAGACCTGATACTCGGTTCTCCATCATGTGGACATAGCTCTGTATTCTCATACTCCAGGAAAAAATCCCTCGGTAAACCACGGGAAGATGTCACCCTCAATTTATATCTTTCCAGTATTAAGAAATTCAAACCAGCAGTATTTATGCTGGAGAACCTCCCTAAACTTCTAGATTTTATCCCTATCGGGGAATGGGAGCATAATTTACCCGATTATAAACTTATAGTTCACTGTCACTCCGTTACGGTATTCGGTAATTCCCAACAAAGTAGGAAACGTTTGGTATTGATAGGAGTGAGAAAAGACTCGAAAATCAATTCACAGATATTTGACCATACTTTTCAGGTTACCAAACCCAAGAATCTGTGTCAACTGAAGAAAGGGGTCAGGAGAAATATAAATTATCGGGAAGCTGATGACAAAAAGCTAGCCATGTATCACTATGACGATAAGTCCAAAACTACTTTGACAGTAGCTCAGGTAAGAAACCTGTGGAGAACTGAGTTTAAGAATGACTACAAGTGGCCTATGAGAACTCAAAAGATGAAGACTCTCCCGGGAGTATATCGTAACAGAAAGAGAAGTTATCCCTTAACTGTAAGACCTTCATCCAGGCAATTCAATCCCCACGGAAGGATTATGGGCCTTGAAGAATATAGGGTGATTATGGGCTTTCCCAAAACCTTCCGAATTTATTTTGATAAGGCCAACCCAACTTATTGGTTAAATAAGGGAAGGAATACCTTAACCAAGGGTTCTGTATATGAGGTCGGATTATGGTTAAAAAGGTGCCTTAAAAAGGCCTCTATTTTACGATGACTCCCCCTCGTATATGCGCGTGATAATAATATACCTTAAACAGTATATTATTATCTATACACGTGTTTAAGGGGGGTATATGAAAGAAAAACTAAACACATAAAAGAAGATGAAAAATGTAATCCTAACCTTAGCCTTTATAATTATGGCCTTAACCATATTTTGGCTATGGAACCGAAATTCTGAATTAAGGCATGACCTTAAAAATTCTATCGAGCAACCTGATACCATTTGGGTTAATAAATCCTTTGTACCAAAGGTTGAATTCCCTAAGATTCAATTACCTAAAATGGTATTTCTCTATCAGATTGATTCTGTTCCTATCGAACGAATTGAATATGTTGATAGAGTAGTTACTATCATTCAGAAGGATTCAACCAAAATTGAATACAATGAGTTATTCCTGACCAATTATCCCAAAGCTTCTAAGTTATTGCAAATACTCTCGAATAAGGATAAACTATCTATCACTACATTCAATACTGATTGTAAGCTTATGACTAAGGAATATCCAGTGAACTATTCTCGTTATCAGTATAACTATCTGGATGGTAAATTAACCTATAAGAAAACGTCCTTCCTAAAAAGATTTAATCCAGTAGCTCAGTATACCTTACGACCAGTACATAACTTCCATGATTTGGATTTAGGCCTGAAATACAATACCAGTAAATTTAATTATGAAGCCGGGTTGAATATCAACTATTATCCTAAGCTTCGGGATAATTTAGGTCTCGACCCGTACTTAAGAATTTCATATAATTTCTGACATGGCAAGAAAGAAGACATTAGTCGAAGATACAAGTCTTACACCCGAACAACTTAAAACCCTGGTTCGGGTGATGAAAGACCCATTCTTCTTTTCTACTTTCTGCTACGTGATAAACCCAGTATTGGGCATGGTAAAGTTCTTGCTCTATCCTTTTCAAAAGGCAGTGCTATACCAATTTATGCTCAACAGGTTCAATATCATCCTAAAGTTTCGTCAGGCTGGTATTACTGAGCTAATCTCCCTCTACTGTCTTTGGTTAGCAATGTATCATCCTAACAAGAAGATAAACATTATCTCAATCAAGGACACCGTAGCAAAGAAGGTACTAAAGAAGATTAAGTTCATGTACAAAAATCTTCCCTCATATCTGCAAGAGCCCATTATAAATGGTCGTGCTGGGGAATTTGGTTCTGTATCAACTATAGAGTTTGCAAATGGTTCTGTAATAGAATCTATTCCAACTTCAGACCAAGCTGGTCGTTCTGAATCTTTGTCATTGTTGGTGATTGATGAGGCAGCAATTGTAAGATGGGCTTCAACTATCTGGGCATCAGCTTTCCCTACTCTATCGACCGGTGGTGCGGCTATAGTAAACTCATGTATCACGGGTGACACTCAGATAATAGGTAAAGATGGACCTTTCAGAGTTGATTCTATATGTCCTAAGACCTTTGGTAAGATGGATATATCTCATCTCGGGTTGAGAGTATTATCACATACCGGAAAGTGGCAGAGAGTACTTGGTTCTGTAAACAAGGGTATACTGAAAACCTGGGAAGTTCACAATGAACAAGGTAGGGTTATTAAATGTACTCCAAAACATAAGTTGTATACTCTTGAAGGTTGGTTACCTGTTTCAGAGATAATCAAACGAGATATACCTGCTATCTTCTATCATACTGGTATAAGTGGTCTGGAGCAGAATCCAGTAACCGTAAAACCCAAGAAAGAGATATGCAAACCCATACCTGGTTATCCAAACTATGAAGTCTCCAACTGGGGAAGAATCTTCATTGTAAAGAATGGAACGAGGGTAGAAAAATTACCAAAACCATGTACTAACCGAGAAAAATATCTAAATATAAGTCTGTGGAATAATGGTCAAAAGAAAAAGATATGTGTCCACAATTTGGTAGCTAAAGTATTCTTAGGAGAAATTCCAGATGGGTATGTAGTTGACCACATTAACAACAATCCTTCAGACAATTATGTAACCAATCTCCAGATAGTTACAGTAGCTGAGAACGGTCAAAAAGCTGCGAAACATTCTTATGGAATGAAGCTTGGGTCTAAACTAAAAGGGGGATTCAACTACGACTTAAGAGTGGTGGCTTACATAAGATACCGTTATCAGGAACTTGGTTACTACTATGGAGTGTTGGAGAAGATATCTCAGGAGATTGAGAATAAGTTTGAGGTTAAACTGAATAAGTCTTATATTCAACGTATTGTATCTGGTAAACGTGGTACAAGTATCTATCTTTCTAAGCTGAAAGTAGTTAGAAAGTATTACGATACCATTTACGATATTTGCGTTGAAAACGATGAATCTTACCTCATCAACGAAGACTACGTGTCTCATAACACGCCTTACGGCGTCGGGAACTTCTTCCATAGTACTTGGGTAGATGCTATATCTGGGGGTAATCCGTTTAACCCCATACGATTATATTGGCAGATGCACCCTGATAGGGATGAGAAATGGTATGAAGAGATGTCTGCTGCTTTGGGTCCCAAGAGAACAGCTCAGGAGATAGACGGTGACTTCCTATCATCTGGGAATACAGTATTCGACTTAGCTGATATTAAAGCTATAGAGGAATGCTTATTTGACTACCCTGTTATCAATATCCGTCTCAAAGGTCAGTATAAAGAGTTCAACGAACCAGACCCAAACAAAGAATACTTTATCGGTGGTGACTGTGCTACTGGTAGAGGTACTGACTACTCTGCTTTCACCTGTATGGATAAAGAAGGGGAAGAGGCTGCAGTATATAAGGGGAGAATACCCCTGAACAAGTATGCCCGACTCCTTGGAGATATTGGAGAGAAGTATAACTTTGCTAAGTTAGCCCCAGAGACTAACGACGTTGGTATGACGGTAACTACCATACTTCAAGATGAGGGATATCCTAATCTATACTTCTATACTAAGCTCTTACGTAAGAAGAGGAAGAATAGACCAGAAGAAGATAAGTTCCCGGGATGGTTGACCACAACCAAGAACCGTTCTGTAATAATCGAGAACTTAGAGAAGGATATCAGGGAAGAGAACGTAATTATAAAAGACCCGTTCTTTGTACAAGAAGCATATACTTTCATCTATGACGGGGCTGGAAGACCAATTGCTCGTGGTAAGCATAGAATGAATAACTCATCTATGGACCTAGATTTGGAAGGTGAAACCTATTCCGATGATGCTATATTCGGTAAAGCTATCACAAATCATATCAGGTCTCACAGTCCATCTGGTACTGTAGTAATTCCTCAGTAAGCATAAACAACCATTCAATATAACATGAAACTTAATCCTATCAGTTGGTTCACCAGGTCTAAGCCTGTGGAATCTCAGAACAAAGATGAGGGAAAGGGTTCAATAAGTCCGGGCAGAGTTTCTCAACCAGATGATGGTGTGGGGAACTCTGAACTCATTACCACTCTCAATGGTATGACGAACTTAGTTACCCCAACGTTCAGAACAGAACTAATACCTATCATTCGGGACTTGTACAAGATAAACCCGGACGTCAGCATTGCATTGCAGGACATGTTCAAGTTGTCGAATACAGGTCATACTATCGACTTTCCAAACAACACTCCCGATGAGTCTACCAAGATGAGGGAACATTTAAGGAATGTATCCAAGAGGTGGTCGAAGTATACAGCCGGAATAGATGGGTTGGTAAACAAGTTCATAGTTCAGCTTCTTGTTAGTGGTGCTATATCGGTGGAAGGAGTACCAAACAAGAAGCTAACAGGATTGGAAACCATACTCTTCATTAAACCTGAAACTATAAGGTTTAAGAGAGAGAACAATGGAGTATATCACCCATACCAAAGGAATCCCCGTTTGGTAGATGGTCTTAAGGATTCATTCATACGATTGAATACCGAGACCTATTGTTATGTTGGTATGTACAATGATACTGATGAACCATACGGGGTACCTCCATTTATGTCGGCTTTGGATTCTATCGCTGGTCAGCATACTATGCGAAAGAATTTTAAACACATCATGGAGGTAATGGGTATGGTTGGTTTCCTTGAAGCTAAGATGGCTAAACCTCCTCGTACTGCTGGAGAAAGTGAAAAAGCCTATGCTGATCGTTTGAACAGTACTCTTCGGAAGATGAAGACCAACATTGTCGGCGGTATGTCAGATGGAGTAGTGGTTGGTTACATAGATGACCATGAATTCGAACTGAGGTCAACTTCGGCTTCTATGCAGAATATAAACCTTCCCTGGAATATGAATCAACAATCCGTAGCAAACGGCCTCGGAGTAAATGGTTCTATCATAGGAGTATCTGCATCACAGAGTGGTACCGAGGGTGGAGCTGGTATACAGCTGTCTAAGATGATATCCCAGTTAAAGAATATTCAAACCCTGGTAATCTTTGTACTGGAGTTCTTTTATTCTCTAGAATTGCGCTTGGCGGGGTTCAATAACAAGGGAATAACTATCAAGTTCGGGACTTCAACTGTTTCTGATGATATTAAGTTACAGCAGGCTCGTGAATATCGGGCTCGTGTAAATGTAACCCTGTATAATCAGGGTATTATCAGTCAGGACCAGTTTGCTCGTGATATGGGTTATGAAACTCCGGACCAACCCGAACCAAGAACTCCTGTAGATTCGGATGATTCAGATGGTACGGGAGATTCAGATACTGGTAAGAAGAAAAAGAAACGGGAAGATGACAAAGACAAGTCAGACCGTAGGACCAGGGATAAAACAAACCCTAATCCCAAAAGAAAAGACCAAGACAGTAAACCAAGATAAATTATGCTAAATGTTCATCAGAATACCGATGTAATGGTATTAAGTGCAGCTCATAGCTTAATGGTATCTAATGTACCAGAAGTAGTTATTGATGCTCACTCTCTCTCCGAAAACTTCTACAAGGGTACTGTCAACTTTAGTGAAGACCCTAAGAAGTCACTGGAAAGGTTTGGTATGTGGGGTGGCACTTTGAATGTCAACCAGTTCATGCCAGAAGTAACTCCAGAAATGTTAAAGCCAAAGGACAGTGACTTTATAGAGCCAATGTTCCGAATGCTTTCTGCCGTAATAGTGGCAAAGAAGTACAATCCCACTGAGTTTCCGGAAGCAGTGCTGAAGGAATCTATGCCTCTCCTAGTAGGTCAGTCTGTTAATCTCGACCATGAAACCGATGTAGCTAATGCCATTGGAGCAGTTAAGTCTGTAGAGTGGCAGGAAGCTTACCAAGATGAAAAGACCGGGGTAGTTATCCCAGCTGGTATCAATGGTATCATGAAGATAGATGGGCTTTCCAATCCCCGTATAGCTAGGGGTATTCAGATGGACCCTCCTTCAATACATTCCAATTCGGTAACCGTAGAGTTTGCATGGGAACCCTCTCATTCCTTTGAGGATATCCGGGAGTTCTATTCCAAACTTGGTACGTATACTGAAAGTGGTGAACTGATTCGCAGGATTGTTACCAAAATCATTTCCTACAAAGAGACATCTTTAGTATGGCATGGAGCAGACCCCTTTGCTCAGCTTATCAAGAGTGGCAAATTAAACAGCCCTGCTTATGCGGGAAGTCAGTACTACTCCTTCTCCGAAGAAAAAGCTGCCGAGGCTAATGATCCCGCAAAGAGGGTCTCTATGTTCGACTTCAAGATTCTTTCTGAAAAAGAGATAAAGTACAATACTACCCAATCTAATAATGAAAAGGGTGCCGGAAAGGGTAACCACAATAACCAAACAAATAAAACAAACATGGACAAAGAATTGCAGCAAGTGCTGGCGAGCCTCTTTGGTGAAAATCTTTTGACCCTTTCTGAAGGTCAGGAAGTTTCGGCAGAGCTGGCTCTCACCCAGATTAAAAACCTGGTACAGCAGAATCAGAGCCTCACAGAGGTCGTGGCTTCCAAAGACACCGAGATTCAGACTCTCAAGGAAGAGAAGGCAAATCTCGAGAAAGACATGGAGTCTTACAAGGAAGCAAAGAAAAATTGGGACGGTCATATCAAATCATTCCGTGAGGAGACGGTGGCTGCCTACAAGAAAGTTTCCGGCGAGGAGAACGTAGACCAGAATATCTTGGCACTCCTGGAGAACGAAGGAACTACCATGGAGACCCTCAGTGCTCTGCGTAAGACCTACGATGCACAGCTGGAGGACAAATTCCCGATGCACTGCAATCATTGCGGTTCTCAGGACGTGGGCCGGGCATCGTCTATCAATCCCGAGGGAGAAGACGAGACGAAGAACGGAGACAAGTCTACTCAGGCAGTTGCCCAGGCTTTGGCCGACCGGAAACTCCGAGGAGGAAAGAAATAACAGAAAAGTAACTTAAATCTCAAATTAAATTATGGCAGACTTACACAAAGTGGGTTCCCGAACCCCGCAGGCTGTGATTTACAAAAGTGAATCGCACAAGCTTCATCAGGCATTCCCGGTAAAGAAAGGCGATACCATCGTTCAGGGTCAGCCCGTAAAGCTGAATACTGATGGTACTATTTCTCCGTATACCGGAGCATCGGGCGAAATGTACCTCGGTATCGCTATCGGTTACAGCCAATACCCCGCATATCCTCCTACGGCAGCCGGAGTAGAGGTTACAGTAATGGTCCAGGGCTACACCATTATCCATGGTATCGCCAAGGCTAAGATAACCACTACTGGTTATGTTCAGACGGACGGTACTCTTGACGACAGTGGCACGTATCCCAACTTCAGTCCCTCGGCTTCCAATGCCGAAACTCCTTTCCTGGCTATCAACGTGGCTGAGGTAGGCGAACTGGTACGAATCCTCGCAAAATAACAAGAAAAACACATTCAGAATATGGCAGAAAAAACTTTCACTCGGGACCAGTACTTAAAGGAGCTTCCCGAAATCGTAAAGAACATGGATGGCTTCCGACAGGGAAGCAACAAGAGTCTTCCGGTAGACATTCATCTGGATGATATGCTCCAGGAGAAATACGGCATCACACAGGAAGATTACTTCAAGGCCGTCGGATTCAATCCCAAAGTTGACACGATGGAGAATATCTACTCCATGCCGAATCCCGAACTCCGCTGGCTCGTTCCGGAGATTGTCCGTGAGGCAATCTATCTGGGAATGCGTGAAGCACCTTTCTATCCCAACATCATCGCCTCCGACCAGCCTATCAACGGGTTGACCGCAATCATGCCGCTCGTCAACATGTCCGACGCCAACCCTGCCCGGGTGAACGAGGCAGAGACCATTCCTCTGGGTACCGTATCTTTCGGCCAGAAGTCGGTCAACCTCTTCAAAATCGGTAAGGGTTTCAAGGTTACCGACGAGGTACGAAGCTACGTATCGATGGACGTGATGGCAATCTTCCTTCGTGACTTCGGCGTTCAGCTTGGTTACGCAATGGATGCTCTGGCCATGGATGTCCTCGTAAAGGGTAACAAGCTGGACGGTTCGGAATCGGCTCCGGTCATCGGCGTGGGAGATACCACAAAGGGTATACAGTATCGTGACCTCCTCCGAGTATGGATTCGGGCATCACGCCTCGGCCGTCAGTTCCGTACCATCATCGGCGGTGAAGAGCAGGCACTTGACCTTCTCGACCTTCCCGAATTCAAGCTGCGTTCGTCGGGTACGACCGATGCCCGCCTGAATCTGAAGACTCCGGTTCCCAACTCGGCAGACTTCTACATTCACGGCGGAACTCCAGCAGACGAGGTAATGCTTGTGGACCCGGCAGCAGCCATGATAAAGCTGACTGCAAAGCAGCTGATGCTGGAGTCGGAGCGTATCGTTTCGAATCAGACTGAGGCTATCTATGCTTCGCTGACGACGGGCTTCTCGAAGATGTACCAGGATGCTTCTATCCTCATCGATGCGACGAAGGAATTCACTACCAATGGATTCCCCGATTACATGGATGTCGACAAGTACCTGACAGGTATCATCGAGTAACACCCAATAACTCAAACCTGGGGGCGGCTTAATACCGCCCCCTTAACTAATTTAACTATGGCAAGTAAACGATACGTAAAACTGAGTCCCAAGGCCAGTATCTTCTATGACCAGGGTTCGAAAATCAAGGTTCTCCGCAAAGAGGTTGTGGAGTTAACAGACAAACAGTACAACCTACGGGTTATCAAGGCTGCCTTGGCAAATGGCTATCTCATCGAAGCCAAAGCCGAGGAGTTCAAAGAACCCCCCCCGAAAGGTGCTCCATCAGCTCCTAAGAAGGAAGTTGACCTGGAAGCTGTTCGTAAGAAGTTCGAAGACCTCTTGGAGGCCGAGGAAGCTCCCGAGAAAATCAAGGAACAGTTCAACACCGAGGAGTTGAAGGCTTTGGCTCTCTCTTTGGAGATTGAGCCGGAGGAAGGTGATACCAAGCTTGACTTGGTGAATGCTATCCTCGATGAGCTGAAGGACGAAGACGACGAGTAAACTATGGAAAAGGTAGATTTCTTATCTACCGTAGTTGGACTCAATGCAAGGTTTAGGGGATTCGCTGATGAACTACCCCACGACTTTACAGTAACATGGGTATTTGGTGATGGGAAGACAGAATCACATGTAGGTGTGGTAACTG